CCCTGCCACAGGAATTGCAGGGAAAAGGTATCAGCAAGCAGGTGTTCCGTGCGCTCTACGAGCAGTACAAGGTCGCAGGGGTGGAACGCTTGGACGTGTTCGCCAACATCGACGTCGGAGGCTATACTTGGGCGCGATACGGCTTCTGCGCAAAAGACCGCGACAACGCTGTCGGGGCTATCAGATTTTCGGCACTCACTCCGAGGCAGGAGAAACGCATAATGGCAATGATAGACGAGCATTTTACCGCTTCCTCAGCCCCGTTCCCGATGAACAAAATAGCAAGACTTCCCTATGGTAAGAAAGCCTTGCTTGGTGGTAACTGGGAGGGCGTACTGGATATGACCGACGCCCAACAGCGCAGAGTGTTCGAGAGGTATCTACGACGATAGCACTCGGTCTACATTCGCGTCGTACTGCTCACGGGTCAGCCCGTACTTTTTCAGCGCATCTTCGAGCGAGACCCCACGGGCTACTGCCCCGTAGACCCCCATGACACGGAGGTCAAGTTTAGGGATCTCCTTGCCGATGAACTCGGAGTGCATTTCGGTTGTAAGTTCTTCCTTGTTTGCCATAAGTTTCTGATTGATTGCACAAAGGTAGTTATTTTTCTCAAATTTTGCGCTCTCGCAACGGAACAGCCTTGCTTGGGTAATTTACTAATCAGGGAAATTCGCGTTGACGAGGGCGCATTTCTCGTTGTTAACGCTTCTGAGGGTTGCGTATCAGCGGCTCTGCCGTGATAGTGCAGAACTTCCCGATGTAGGCGTTGCCGTCGGACAGTCCGTGATACCATAGGGCGGTCGCATTTGTCCCGACGTACTCCTCGGGGAACACGGAGAAAATTGCCGTGATTGAGCCGAAATAGAACTCACGGCGGTTATCTCCCTTGTCTTTGAACGGGGCGAAGCCGAATTTGACCTTGTAGATGAACTCTTTTTTTGCCATATTACGATGATTTTAGGGGTTGATATTGCTTATTCAGGGGTCGCCGCAGTCCTTTTGTGGCATTGGCTTGGACTATAACGCCTCCAAAGTTACTGAAATTTAGGCGTGATTAAGGGCGTAAGCCCTGTAATCTCTCTATTCTTCTCTTGTCTTCTCTCCTCTTCTCTCCTCTTCTCTCCTCTCCTCTTATTTGTATTCGCACGAATTACGCACGAATACATAAGTAATACGGACGTATGACCCTGCTATACATAACTCACGCCCGACCTTGCGAGGGACGAGCGTGGAGGAGTTCGGAGGGGGCGTTATTCAGTCCGTGTTCGCGTATGTCGTTCCGACGACATCGAGCCATTCCGTGTACGAGAGACCCTTGCGCCAGTTGAGGTATGCTTTTTGGATATTCGGGTCAGCGAACTTAACATAACAGCCGTTGCAGTATCGGAGTGTTTCATTGGCACTTTCTACTCGCTCGAAAGCGTCGAGAACCGTACCTGTGTACTCCTCGGAGTGAGTGAGTTCTGACGACCAGCCTCTATCGGTGCTGTCGTAGTGGTCTATTTGAACCGTGATTTTGTCTGATAGTTCCATTGTTACTGATTGTTTGATTGTTTGATTGTTTGGGGTCTTGGAGTTGTTCGCAGATAGCGACACGCGTGCCTGCACGGACGAGCCTCGGCAGGTAGGGGTCGAGAGCGTCGTGTCGGAAACTCGCCAGTGGGATAGTCTTGGTACGGCTGACGGCTCGACTGGTAAGGTCGATACCGAGAACCTCGGAGGCGGTTACAGCGTCCTCGTTGTAGGTCTCGTAGTTGTCCCCAACGCGGAACAGCAGGACAGCGTCGGGGTGCTTGCGCTTCATTTCGCGGTATTGCTTGAGCATTTGTTCCATTGTCTGAAAGATTGTGGGAGGCGCACGATAGGCAGTGTCTCGCCCGTCGAACGCCTCCCGATTGATAGTTATGCAGGTGTTACTTTGACGCGGTTGAGGAGCGCACCCGAAATCTCGTGGAGTTCACGGGCGCGTTGCGGCTCCAAGTCGCGGGCGTGGGCGGTGATTGCCTGCGTCAGTTTCCACAGGGTTGCTCCTCCCTGCACACCGTCGTTGGGGTCGTTGCGCATCAGCACTTTCTCTACCTCAGCTTTCTCCGATTTGAGCAGCGAGCCGTTGCTGACCAGTTTCTTCAACTCGTGGTCGAAGTCCACGTCAATCTCCGAAGCACCCTGTATCTCGATGGCTTTCGCCATTATGGTGTCACGGCTGTACAGCCCTGCCGTGAGGTCGCGGACGGCTGACACGGTCGTGCGAGTGTCGAGGGCGTAGGTCTCCTCCGACAGGGCGAGATTGTCAGGGAGTTTCGAGCCGAGGTGTACCTGCTTCATGACGCTCTCACGCACCATGCCGTTGGTGCAAGCACCATTGAGCAGGAACGTGCGCATATCCACAGCCCCGTCGCCGTAGTCCGAGGTCGAGAACCGTGCGCCAGCGAAGATGATTACCTCGCCATTCTTGACGGTCGGCACGGTGAACGGCTGCGGCAGGATCGTCTCAGCCCACACCTTGGTATCGCTCATGTAGGCGTCGGCGATGACTGCGCCCTGTCGGGACGCTTCCTCCACGAAAGCAGTGATTATCTCCACCGAGTTCAGACGGCGGTAGGAGTCGGACAGGATAGCCCTGACCTCGCTGCCGACGCTGCGGACGAGAACACGGCTGCGCTGTGTCCAACCGCTATGCTCGTTGAGGACGTGGGCGGCAAGTTGACGCTCCCACTCGTCACCCGTGGCGAGGGTGCGGAGGTACTTGGTCGGGATGCCCATGCGCTCGGCGACCTGAGACACGGCGTTGGGGTGGAGGGTGAACGTGCCGTCGGGCATGTTGAGGTTGAGATGTCCGTTGGCTGAGAACGTGATGACGGGGGTGCGCTCCTGCGCTTTGAGGTTGACACCGAGGGGAGCGATGTAGTCCTGAGCGATTTTGCCCTCGTTGATGAGACGCTCCATTGTTGCCTGTACGCCGACAGCCTTGCTGTCAATCATGCGTTGAACCTTGTTAGTTACCACCTCGTTGAGGGCGGTCTGATGTGCTGTTGTCTGCATATCTATTTGAAATTTAAGTGATTATATTGAGAATTTGATTACTTAATGAAATTGAACGACTCGATGCCGTCTGTCTTGGAGGCTACGATAGAGTCGTCTCCCGTCCTGCGGTCGTGGCGGACGATGGTTGCGGTCTTGCGGCAGGAGTACATGTACAGCGCGGACTGCATGTCGCGGCACGCTGTCGAGCGTTTCTGAGTTACGAGGGCGTAGTTGAATCGTGTCATATCTTTTTGAGTTGAGGGGTTATTTCCAATAGAAAGTCACACGCAAACCACGGCGCAATTTGCAGCAGCACTTATCCAGCCCGTTTGAGTAGGCGCGATCTAAGAACTTGTTGGCGAACTCGATGCCGATAAGGTTGAGCAAACCACTGACACCAACGAGGGTGTTAATCTTGTTGCCCTGGTGGTCGATACCTGCAACCTTGATACGGAAGTCGCGGTTGATTGTGGCGGTCTGATATGCGAGTCTCATTTTGTTTGATTTTGCTGTTGTTAAACTGATTATGTTGTAATCACACTTGCAAAATTACAATGTTATTTTGAAACCTCCAAATTTTTAGACAAAAATTTTTAACTGAAAAGTTTAGTATCAAGACCTTACCGACAGATAAACGACAAGAGATTAACAGGCTATCTGCTAAAAATTTTTTTGAAAAAAATTCGATTTTGTGATTATGTTATAATCGTTTTCTCGGAATATTTCAGTATCTTTGCCGCAAAATACCAATGTTGGAACTTATAAACCAATCAGTTTAATATGAGACAGCAAATACTTGACGCGCTGAAAGCCAAATTTACGGGGGTCAGCGAGAAAATTTTAGGCAGGATAGCCGATAGACTGGCGAAGACTGTCACAACGCAGGAACAGGTCGCAACCGCAGTCGAGGGGGTGACGTTCCAGCAGGTGTTGGACTCCTACGGGGACAGCCGAGCAACCGAGGCTACTCAGACCGCTGTGGCTAACTACGAAGCCAAGCACGGTCTGAAAGACGGCAAGGTAGTGCAGAAGCCCGAACCCACGGGAACAGTCAAGACCGACGGAGACGGCGACGGTGGGGAGAAGATCCCTGCTTGGGCGCAGGAACTCATCGAGAGCAACAAGACTCTCACGGAGCAGGTGCGCACTATGCAGGGCGAGAAACTAACCGCCAACCGCCGTGAACAACTTTCCAAGATTATCTCCACGCTTCCTCCGTCAATTCGGAAAGCCTACGAGCGCACTCCCGTCGATACCCTCACGGACGAGGAGTTCGAGACCCTCAAAGGCGAAATCACTTCCGAGGCGGCAGAGATTGCCAAGGAGACCACAGCCAAGGGCGTTGTGTTCGGCAGACCTACCGTTCAGGGAGGGACAAAGACACAGCAGTCCACAGCCGACAACGGGGGCAAAGAAGCAACCGACGACGAGGCAAAGGCGGTCGTGGATAAGTTGGGAATCTAATCAACCCAATGTTTAACTCATTCAGACAGACAATCGAATGGCAACATCAAATCTCGGTCGCAAGACCAAAGAAATCAATGACAGCCTCGATAGCATCGTCATTGTAAACGCTCTCGGCGACATCCCAGGCGGTCGTACTCTCGACGTTTCGGGGGTATCAAGCGACACCACCGTGATTGCCGCAGGTCATGTCATCATCAAGACCTCCGCAGGCGTACACAAGCCTCTCGGCGTAACCAAAGGCTCGTATGCCGCTCTCGGCATTGGCGAGTCCTACGTGGGCATTCTCAAAGCCTCCGTGCTTGTGAGCGATCCCCGTGCCGCCATTATGACGATGGGACAGGTGAACGCTGCCGCCGCCAAGAAAGCCGTCGGAGCACCCTACACCGACGCTATCAAAAGCGGTCTCTCTCACATCCAATTCCTCTAATTTCAAGACCGTAAGTAATGAATGCAAGTTTATTTCTGGAATACATCGACAAGTATTTCCGCTTGGTAGTCGGCAAGATTACCGAGAAATTCAACGACAAGTCCAAGGAGCCGACGCTGCTCCACAAGACTATGCTCACGGAGGAGTACAGCGCAGACCTCTCGTGGGGCGCAACAGAACTCAACAACTCGGTTGTTGCCGCTGATGTTGTGTCGCTCGACAGCTCACTGCCCCTCAAGAGCCGTTCCAAAATCTCCAACGCCACGGGCAAACTCCCGAAACTTGGCTTGAAGATGCGCAAGGGCGAAAAACTCATTTCGGACATCAACGTCATGGTCGCCCGTGGTGCAGAGGAGTCTGCAATCGCCGCAAAAATCTTCGACGACACCACCAAGGTAATCAAGTCTATGGACATCCGCAAGGAGATTATGTTCTTGCAGGCTCTCTCCACTGGCGCATGCCTCGTGGAGGACGACGACGAGAACACGGGTACAGGTATCCGCGTTGAGTTCGGCTACAAGGACGAAAACTCCTTCAAGTGCATCGGCTCCGAATGGGGTCAGGCTGGAGAGACTCCGCAGGACGACATTCAGCAGATGTTCGACAAGGCTCTCGAAGACAGCAACTCGATCTCGCACGTGTACCTCTCCAAGAAGTATTTCGACCGCTTCCGTCACAGCAAGCAGGGCAAACTCCTCGTTGCAAACTTCAACAACTCTGTTGTAACCAACATCGCTCTGCTCCCCGTCCCCAGTCGTGCTACATTCCTCGAAGCCCTCGCCGACGAGTACGGCGCAACTTTCCACGTTGTCAACAGCGTGTTCAAGGTTGAAAAGAGCGACGGCACCAAACTCAACGTCAAACCGTGGAAAGAGGCAAACGTCGTTGGCGTCCCCTCCAACGTTGTCGGTCGTCTCGTGTACGGCACACTGGCGGAGGAGACAAACCCCGTCGAGGGCGTGAAGTATCAGAAGTCGGGCAGTCATATCCTCGTCAGCAAGTACAGTAAGACCGACCCTCTCGAAGAGTTCACTGCTGCACAGGCTCTCTGTCTCCCCGTTATCGACGGCGCAGACAGCATCTACGTCCTCCACGCCGACGAGAAGTGGCTGACAATCGACAACTCCACGCTGGCGTTCCCCAAATCGGCTTCGAGTCGTGAAATCACCGTGACTGCCGACGGCAACGTGACGGCGAAAGCCTCCGAAAGTTGGCTCACCCCGACCGTGGCTTCGGGCAAGGTAACAGTAGCAGCCACCGCTAACACTGGCGCAGCCCGTACCGCCACTATCACTATCTCCGACGAGAACGGTCACACCGCAATTGTCGAGGTAACTCAGGCTGACGGAACAACCGCCTAAAAATCATCATTATGGCTACATTGCTATCTTCCCTACAAGCCATAAACGCATACCCCGTGCCGCAGTCGTTCTTTGAGGCGACTGCGGCTTCACGGGGTCTTGACCTTAAAGCCGAAATCACGCAGGAGGCTCTGAACTCCAAGGCGTACAGGCTTGCCCGTGCCGACGTGTTGATGTGGCTCTCCGAAGCCCCCAACGTGTCGCAGGGCGGACAGTCCTACACCTTTGACGAAGACCAACGGCGCAAGTTCAGCAACAAGGCTCTCGCAATCTATGACGAACTGGCGGAGGATAACTCCCCTAAAACCAACTACGGGTACAAAGGAAGCAGGCTATGATTATACAGAACGGAAACATCGAGTTCAAGCACAAGGTCGGAGGCGGTTTAGACGCTGACGGCTACCCCGTCAAGGCGACGGAGGAATGGAGTGAGCCAGTGCCGTGCCAGTACTTGCCGAAACGCTACAATCTGCAAGGACGGACGGGAGGCAACGCGACGGTCGAGACAAGTTTTGAGATTTTGGTCGCAATGCCCCTCCCCGTTGATGCAACGGAGCAGTTGCGGCTCACGGATATGGCAGGCGTGAGGGTCGGCGAATACTCTGTTATCTCCTCGCAGGAACTCCGTGCCGTTCAGGAAATCAAAATAACCGTGTAACACCTTGCCGCTATGTCGATGGAAGTTACTACTCCGCAGTCCGCTATCGCAGCATTCTTCGAGCAGCATATCCAACGGCTCGAAAGGAACATTGTGCGGAATATGTGCTACGTCGGTGAGCGTTGCGTGAACACGGCTCGTTCTTCCCACACCTACCGAGACCAAACTGGCAACTTGTCGAGTTCTATCGGCTACGCCGTCAGTATTGACGGGCAAGTCGTTCAGTGCTCCTCGTTCCAAGTGGTTCTCAACGGATCTGAGGGCGCGAAAGACGGCTTGGAGTATGTTCAGGACGTCATTTCAAAATATCCGCAGGGTATTGTTCTCGTGATTGTGGCAGGCAAGAACTACGCCGTGTATGTGAGCGACAAAGGGTATGACGTGCTTGACAGCGCAGAGACCCTTGCCGAAACACTTGTACCGCGAATGATGAAACAACTTGGATTTAAGGTATGACTAAAACATCGAAACAGGTTCAGAGCGACATCATTGCCCTGCTGAAAGGCAGCGTACTTGACACCTCTACGTCGGGAGACATCTACCGTGGAACTCCTGACAGCAGTTACCGTCCGAGAGACAGCCGACAGGAGGACATTGTCGTGATATTCACGACTGGTATTCCCTCGGAGGTCGAGACGGGTGTAGTGACTATCCAAATCTACGTTCCTGACATCACGCCATATGAGGACGGGGTGTTCGTTGAGGACGGGAGGCGGACGGAGGAGGTCGAGGCACTGGCTGACAAATGGGTGGACTCCCTGACCTGCGACCGTTCCAACTACAAGTTCAAGTTGCAGCAGTCAATCCACACGCAAGCCAACCCAGACATCCATCAGCATTTCGTCGTGGTACGGCTCGGTTACAGCCTCTACGAATGAGCCATAAAATCAATGTTCAACTCTTTAACAAACAACGATATGTCTAAACTTTCATGGGGTAAACCCACTATCAGACACAAGGAGAGCGAGAACGGCGCACCCAAAGCCACTGGCGACTGGGAGACCCTCGACACTCCGAAGCAGGACACCACCGAGCTGACCACCACCGCTGGCGACGAAGTGACTGCCAACGAGGAGGGCGGTGCTATCGTGGACGTGCGTTTTGGCGCATCGACCTACGAACTGGCATTTGACCTCTTCGAGAAGAAAGGCAGCTCCACTGACCCGTTCACCGACGTGGACGGTGTGATTGCAGGCGAACACGCCTTGCAGATTATCCCCGAAGACTCCGCCTGCAAGGGTATTCAGATTGACCGCTGCGCCCTGCGCCGTGAAATCGCCTACACCGCAGCCGACGGTATCCTCTACCACTACGTCGCACGATGCCTCAAGCCCGCAAGCGGCAACACTGTCAAGCCGCTTGTCATCACGACTGGCTCAGGCTCGTGACCCCGTGGGGGCGGCAGGGCGAGGTGAAAGCCGTCTTGCCGTTCCCCATTTTCCGCAGGATAGTTCAGTTGGTAGAACAGCATGAGCAGATACACCTCGCAAGTGTAGTCAGATGAAACAATGATACGTCTGTCGTCAGCGGACTCTCTCATGTAAGGTCGCAAGTTCGAGCCTTGCTCCTGCGCCAAGCAAAATAAACAGCCTCTCGTCAACGAAAAACGGTTGAGCCAATAACTTACTCAATTCCGTCCCGAAAGTTGCGAGAACGCAAAATTTGATAAAAATAACGCCTTATGAGCAATAAACCAACAGGTTCTACGACCGAGGAACGGGTCGCCAACACAATACTGCAAGAGCCGACGATAATCAAGGTCGGGGAAAAAGAATACGCAGTCGCACCTCCGAGTACAGCAACCCTGATACTCGTTTCTGCGGCTGTGTCGCGTTTGCCCTGTATTCAACTCGACGAGACACGACTGGTACAGGACGTACTGGCATCCGCTAAGGACTGCGCCGCTATCGGCGACGTGGTAGCCGTGATGATACTGGGCGCAAAGCACGTCAAGGACGAAGTCGTGCGTACCGAGGAACGCACCGTGTCCTATTGCTTCGGGCTATTCAAGCGTAGAGTGCGCGTAGAGGTGCGAGAGAGCAAGAGAGAGCAACTCGCCCGTGAACTGTTGGAAAACTTATCACCCCGTGAATTGCAGACGGCTCTCGCGCAAATTATGGGGCTTATGGAGGTCGGTGATTTTTTCGGGCTTACCACTTTCCTCCTCGAAGTGAACACGACTCGACCGACGAAAGTGGGAAATCAGACAGTATCTGGGCAGCAGTAGCAGGAACGGCAAAGGCGTTCGCCCTCCCGTTTGACTACGTTCTCTACGACATCAGTTACGCCAACCTCCTACTGTACGGTGCTTCCCTCCCCTCCTACATTTCCAAGAACAAGAAAAAATCGGGGGACAGCAGATACGCAGGCACAGCCTATGGCGACGACGAGTTCAGGGCGGACGATCCTAACAACGCAGCCAAATTAGACCAATTTTTTGCAACATTAAGAGACTGATAAAATGGCAGACTCCAATAACGGTAAAATCAATATAGTCGCTCGGATTGATACTGAAAAATTACGTTCAGATGCTTCCGAGAGCCAAGGTATTCTGCACTCGATAGGCAGGACTGCACAACAGGAGGGCGACAATATCGACGCTGCTTTCCGCAAGGTCGGTATGACTATCGCAGGGGTGTTCACGGCTCAAAAGGCTCTCGAATTTGGGCGCAGTATCATCGACGTGCGCAAGGAGATTGAGGGCTTTGAAATCTCATTCCGCACCCTCCTTGGAAACAAGGAGAAAGCCGATGCCCTGTTCAGTCAGATACGTGATTTTGCCGTCAAGACCCCGTTGCAGTTGAAAGACCTATCAAGCGCAGCACAGACCTTGCTGTCGTTCAACATCGAGGAAGCCGAAATTATGCCGATGCTCCGTGCTATCGGTGACATTTCAATGGGCGACACTCAGAAACTCCAATCGCTCACTCTCGCATTTGCTCAGATGTCCTCCACGGGTAAACTCATGGGGCAAGACCTCCTGCAAATGATTAACGCAGGCTTCAACCCCCTGTCCGTCATATCCGAAAAGACGGGGAAGTCTATTGGTGTGCTGAAAGATGAAATGAGCAAGGGTGCAATTTCCGCCGAAATGGTCAAGCAGGCGTTCATCGACGCTACCGCTGAGGGCGGAAAATTCCACGGTATGCTTGAGCAACAGTCACAAGGTATCGCTGGCTCAATCTCGAACTTACAGGGCGCGGTCGATGATATGATGAACGACCTCGGCACTGCCATGCAGGATACGCTCGTCAAGGGGGTAAATTTCGCAACAACTCTCGTCAAGCACTACGAGACAATAGGCAAGTGTCTCCTCGGACTTGTCGTTGCATACGGCTCTTATAAGGCTGCTCTGCTGGCTCTCGTAGCGGTCGAGAAACTCGTTGCGTTTGCTGAAAATATACGCCTGATAATGATGTTCCGCAAGGAACTCGGCTTGCTGACCGCAGCACAGCAGGCGTTCAACATTACAGCGTTGAAGAACCCCTACATCATCGCAGGGGCGGCTCTTATTGGTATCATCACTACAATCTACCAACTTACCAAAGGAACAAATGAGTGGGAGAAAGCCAATGAGGAACTCAACGAGAAACTGGCTGAACAGGAGCAGACGTTGAAAGACCTCGACAAGGAACGCAATGTCACTCAGGATATGCACGAGGAGGCTGCGAAATCTATTGCAGGAGAAATTGAAAAGGTTGAAAGTCTCCAAGCGGCAATAGAGGACGAAACAGCCTCAATCGCTGACCGTCGCAGGGCTATTAAGCAACTCCAAGCAATAGTGCCAGGCTATCAAGCCTCGCTGACAGATGAGGGTGTACTATACGTCAACAACACCAACGCCGTGAATGACTACATTGCGTCGTTGGAAAATCTTGCACTTGCCAAGGCTCTCCAGTCTAAGCGCGAAAGTCTCCAAGCCCAAAAACTGGCTGCGGAACTGGAACGTCGAGAGGCTGTGCGGAAGAAAAAAAAGGCTGCGGAGGAGGCTGCTGCCGCAAATAAGAAAGTCCGTCAAGAGCAGGCTTCATACGAAGCAAATAGGGAGCGGTTAGATAAGGCAACTGTTGAAAGTGATAACTGGTTTGTACAAGGCGCGTTTGCTTCTCAGGAGGGTCAAATGACCTATGCTACTACGGCACGCGATTACCACCGAGGCGTTGAAGCAGCTCAGGAAGCGGCAAATGTAGCCAATAAGGCGTTGAAGCAACGTGAAAATGAAGTCGCCATTCTCGACAAAAAAATCTCCAACGCCGTAGCCGATCTGAAAGAACTCGACGATTACCAACGAGAGAACAACATCAAGCCTGTGCAGGCTGAACACACCTCATACGGAGGTGCAGGAGGCGGAGGCGGCAATGGAGGTTCAGGGGGCGGGAATAATGCCGCAGCCGAGGCTGAACGTCTCAGACGTGAGGCTCAGGAGCGCAAAAAGGCTCTCGACGAGTATCAAGCCACACTTGCCGAACAGGACAAGGAGGCTGAATTCGACCTGCGACAGCAGCGTATCAATCTTGCCGAGGATAGCACCCAAAAGGAGTTAGACCAAATCAAACTCAACTATGACCGTATGCTCCACGAGAACGAGAAGCGTAGACAGGAAATGTACGACGCTCTCGCTGATAAAAAAATCGTGGAGTACATGGACGCTCACCCCAAGGCGGAGCAGTCCGAGGTCAACGAGTATGCGGCTAAACTCACATTCACGGATGCAGACCTGACCGAGGAGCAGCGTAAACAACTGGCAGGATATGCCGCATTTGCCGAGGAGTACCTGACCGAGAGCAACAAGCGCACTCTTGCCAATATGCTATCCGACGTGCTGACCTATGAGGAGCAGCGTCAGAAAATCACGGAGGAATATGCCAAAAAGCGTGAGTCTCTGTACGACCACGACGAGAACGGACTGCGTACAGGTCTAAAATCAGGTGTCTCCGAGGGCAACGTGGCAGAACTCGACCGACAGGAGGAGGACGCTCTGAGCGCAATAGACGAGCAATTTGCCTCCCGTGAGGCGGAGTATCAGGCGTGGTGCGAAGCAATCGCAGACTTGTCTCTCGAACAACTCCAATCCTTGCTTGAAAAAGCCAAGACGGAACTTGACGCTCTCAAAAAGCAGGGCGGAGATGCTGCGAATCTTGCTACCGCACGGGCAAAGGTCAATAAACTGGGGGACGCCGTAAAGTCCGCAAACGCCAAGGACAAACTCGCCCCGAAGAAGCGCACTATCAAGGAGTGGCAAGACCTCTACAGCACCCTGAACGAGTGCGCAGGGGCTTTTGATGACATCGGCGAGGCGGTCGGAGGCACTGCTGGCGAGATTATCAAGGTCGCAGGGCAAATATCCACCTCGACCCTCTCGATGATTAACGGCATAGTCACTCTCGCAAATTCGTCGGGTCAGGCTATGGCAGGAACGGCTACCGCCGCATCGACCGCCATTCAGACCGTGGAGAAAGCCTCCGTCATTCTCGCCGTCATATCCGCAGCGTTGCAGATCGCCACGACGATAGCCAACCTGTTCAACGACGACGAGGCGAAGCAGGAGGAGATTGAACGCTTACAGGAACGTATCGACCAGTTGCAGTGGGAACTCGACAACGCCGACATCATGCGTCTCAACAGCCAGTACGGGAGTTCCGTTGAGCGTGTGCGCAAGGCTATGTACGAGACCCGTGTTGAAATGATAAATCTCGCACGGGCTACGGGTAGTTGGTACGACCTTATGATAGCCTGCTACGGCAAACTGTCAAGCAACACCACGGCACTGAAAAAGACCGTCAAAGCCCTTGCCGACCAGTACGAGAAAATGAGTTACACCGCAGACAAGGCTCTCGGCGACGCTCGTTATGAGGACTATTACAGCCAACTCGAAAACATCAGCGAACAGCAACTTCTCATTCAGGAACAGATACAGAATGAAAAGGACAAAAAAGATACCGACTGGGGGCAGATAGGCGAGTGGGAGCGCAAGATTGAGGAACTCGGACAGCAGGCGGCAGCGGTCATTAGCGATATGTTGGAGGACATCATCGGAGGCTCCGCCGTTCAAATCTCCGAACAACTCTCGGACGCTTTCTTCGACGCTTTTGCCAATGGCGAGGACGCTGCCGTAGCGTGGGGCGATAAGGTCAAGGAGATTGCCTCTGATATTGTCAAGCGTATGCTCGTGCAGAAGATGCTTGAACCCGAAATCGGCAAAATCTTCGACAAGTATAAGGCGCAGTGGTTCAAGAACGGCAAGTTCGTCGGTGCGGACGAGGTCAAGAACTCGATGGGAAGTTTTATGGCTGACCTCATGGCAACGCAGAACGTCATGACGCAGATATGGGACGCCATCCCCGAAGAATTGAAACAATACCTGACGGGGGACGCGGAACGTGAGGGTGTGGAGAAAGGAATTGCCACCGCCTCGCAGGACAGCGTCGATGAACTCAACGCCCGTGCCACGACTATTCAGAGCCATACCTACTCAATCAGCGAGAACACGAAACTCCTTGTTGCCAACACCAACGCGATACTCTCGTCAGTAACCGCGATTGAGGCTCATACCGAGGCTATGAGCAGCCGTATGGAGAGCGTAGAGCGCAATGTGCGGACAATCAATAGCACCCTCGAAGATTTCAATACCCAAGGAATGAAACTCAAAAAATAACAACGATATGGACAACCCGATTATCAAGTCAATATACACGCAGTGGCTCTCCGTCAAGGGGGAGGCGCAGCGTCAGTGTGAGCAGCGGTCGCTCAACAATCTTGCGGAGGCGTACCGTGAGTGTAAGATGTTCAAGGGAACGGAAAGCGTCGAGGAACTTGCAGCCCTGTATAAGAGCAATCGGGGTGTCGAGTTCTGTATGCGCTATCACTTCCCCAACATCGCAACCGTCCGCACGTTCAAAAAAGACCACCCAGAACGCTTCGGCATTTACATCGACGCAGGCAATATAACAATCGAGGAGCCAAAGGGACGGGTGCTGTTGATAGGGCGTACAACCGCATTCGTGAATTGCTCCGAGACGCGCAATTACAATGTAATCTGCCTGCATGGGGGCAAGGCTATCATCAACGCCTCCAAGTGGTCTGTTGTCCGTGTGGAGGCTGAGAACGGTTGCACGGTAGTAAGGAACATCAGCGACAACGCCGTGATACTATGATGAAAGGCAAATTGCTGATAGATAACAGCGATGCGTATCTCGACTTCGGGGTCTACATTGAGGACGGGGAACTGGGTCAGCTCATTCAGTTCCCGCAGTTCAAGACTATCGAAAGCACCGACTGGCCTGACGAGGATGGGGAGGAATTTGACCTGACAGCCCCCGTCCTCGACACTCGGACGCTGCAAATATCGTTCTGCATAACGAATGTACGCTATGCGGAGGACTTGTTCGACAGTCTCTCGCAGGGTGCATATCATACGTTTAACGTCCCTGCCCTCAATAAGACGTGGAAACTGAGAATGACGACCAACGGCTCATTCTCCTCTCACGTCACCCTCGGCAAACTCACGCTCACTTTCGCTGATGATTTTCCCGTGGTGCCTACCGCCTCCCCCCTGGACTTCGGGGAATCGGGCGTGGTGCAGTTCGGGTATGAACTCGACGGGGTGGATATGTCCCAGTTCGGGGCGTACATTCTTCAGGGAAGCCACAACGATCTGCGTAAAGCCCCCCAAGTGAAGCAGAACCTGACAATAAAGGCGAAAGGTGTAGCAGGGGTAACATACGACGCGCAGGAGGTGTATTTCAAGCCAAAGGATGTGACGTTGAACGTCCTTATCAAGACCCCTACGGTCGCAACTTTTTGGGAGCGTTACAATGCGCTTTTCGCTACCCTGTTGAAACCCGAAGTGCGCAAGTTCTACGTCGAGGAAACCAACGCGGAATATGAGTGCTTCTACAACAAAATGAACGTGCAGAATTTCTACCTGACCCCCGACGGGGGTGTGTGGTGTAAGTTCTCGCTGACACTGAAATTTGTCTCCTGCCGTCCCGTCAACTCGTACATGTTCCTCGCTACCGAGGACGACGACTGGGTTGTGACCGAGGACGACAATAAGGCTCGTATAATCATACGACCGCGCAGCGGCATTTCCTACCTGATTATGCAGAGTGGAGAATTTGTAATGACGGAAGATGGCAATAGCCGAATTTATACCAATAATTAACATTCTAAACAATGGCAGACCAAAAGAAAAGAATTTCAGAATTGCCGTTGGTCGGAAGCACTGACGGTCTGATGACTTTGGGTGTGAACGCGCAGAATGAGAGCGTGAAAGTACCTTTGGGAGACCTCCTGAAAAGTTACAACAACGCTGTCACCGAGGCGTCCCAAGCCAAGGAAGCAGCCAAGGAAGCAAAGACCACGGCAGGGCAAGCCAAGACCGCAGCCGAAAGCGCGGCATCAGCAGCGGAGGCGGCTCAGACCGCAGCCGAGAACGCCGAGGACGCTGTGGACGAAATCAAGGGCATTGCCTCAGACGCTAAGACCAAGGCGAACAACGCAGGACTGGCGTTCTTTGACGGTATCGTGTCGATTGGTAATATTACCAACGCAAGCGCGTCCGTTGCAGGAGACGTTGTCTACGTTGCGAATAAGCATGTTTTCGCCCTGCGTGTCGGCACGACTCTCTACGCAAGTTGGGAGGGGGCTGACAGTTACATGAATGCCAATTTTACGGCAATCCTCAAAAACAAGGTCTATTCCTACGGGAAGAACCTCTATGTGTGGGACGAGACAACCTCAAATCTCGTCATGGCAGGCTCTGACCCCTCGGCAGTCGAGGGGATGGTTGCTAATGCGGTTGCGCCTCGCACGTTCATCAACGTAAACGCATATTTCAACACCTCCGCAGCCCTCACTCTCGCAACGGCTCTCGCCCGTTTCAGCGAGGACTGGGTGGATGAGAACGGGTATCAGGGAACGGTGCTGACGTTCAAGACCGCCGAGGGCTTCGAGACGTGGCAGTTCAAGGGCGGTGTATGGAGCAACGCTGATAGCTGGCGCAAGTTCGGAGGCTCTGCTTCCGTCGGCAACTGCTACAACGTAACCAACGACCAGCCCATTTCAGGGTACTATACCCTCGAAACGGCTATTGCCGCCGCATACGCCAAGGGCTACACGACCGTCGGTATTCAAATAACATTCTCAATCGGTCAGGCGACGTGGAAAACCTACCAGTACATCGGCACGACCAATTCCGAGACTGATTTCAAGAACCCGAACAACTGGCTCGACCTCGCAGGAATGAGCGCAGGCGAGGAGACCCTGATAAATGTAGACCTGCTCTGTGGGGCTTGCTCCTCGGCATCGTTCTACACCCTCGAATATGCCATTGCCGCTATCAAGGCGTTACAGAACGCCACGGGCATAACCTACGCCAAGGCAGGTCTCGTGATTACCTACAAAATCGCCGATAACAAGTGGGAGACCAAGCAGTTCAAAGGCGAGGCAAGCGACTTCGGAGAGGCTGACTTGTGGCAGGACTTCGGAGGGGGCGGTGGCTCGAAAGTCGAGACAAGCGACACCCCTGCCGAGAACGGCAAGGACGCACTCTCAACGGGAGGCGCATACGCCGCAATTCCTGCCGATCTCGCAATAGACACCGAGACCGAGGGCGTTGTCAAACTCTCGATGGTCAACGCCAAAAATCAGACTATCGGCAACCAAGTCCAGTTCTCCGTCGGCACAGGCGGAGGAGGTGGTGGCGGCACTATCGTGTATATCACGCCCCAGTCGTCGCCGTTCTACGGACAGGCAGGAGGCACAATGCTGTTGAAAGCCTCTATCCGTTCCGTCACTACCGTTGGAAGCAACGAGCAGGACAACCTGATTGAGCGTGTTGAACTCTACGACCGCGATAGCAACCAGTTGTTAGAGACCTACCGTCTCAACAAGGCTTCCTCGACCGACGCTGAGGACTTTTCGTTTGAGTTCGACCTGTCCTCATACTTTGCAATGGCAGGCTCTCGCAGGTTCAAGTTCATTGCCTACGACGACAGCGGAAACAGCGGCTCTCGCAACATCAACGTGACGGCTGTAGATGTTACAATCAAGAGTGAACAGACGCTCAATTACACAGCTTCTACGGTCGTTCTGCAGGGTGGAGCAATCAAGTCCCTCCCTATGTACCGTTTCCCCAACAACGCAAGCGACAAGGGTATTCTCTGCACCGTTGAAATCTACATCGGGGGACAGTGGAAGACTCTCGGCACGGCAACTATCAGCGACACATATTCGCACAGTATTTCGGTAAATCCGAACAACTGCGCAGGGGCTGTCCTGACCCACGGGGCATACCCTCTCCGCATACACGGCGAGGACGTTGCTTCGGGCGTGGTTGGTAATTACCTGCACACAGCCCTCATGGTGGTAAACCCGTCGAACACCGAGCCGATTGTCGTTACACGTTGGCTTTCCGAGACCGCAAATGCCACCGTCAAGCAGTATCAGTCCGTGTCTATGGACTTTGCCGTCTACAACCCTCTCGCCTCTCAAGCGGAGGTGTCAATCATTGAGACCGTCGGCACTACTGAGACCGTGAAGCAGACCACTACCGCCTACCGTTCCCTGACATACACGTACACTCAGCGCGTTCAGGGCTACAACACGGACGGCAGCGTGACGTTCAAACTCGCCGCCAAGTCGTCGAACAAGACCTCACAGATGGCTGATTTCAAGGTGCAGGGGTCGCTCCTCGACATTGAGAGCGTGACGACGCAGTTAGTATTCGATATGGATATGGCGAGCCGTAGCAATTCCGACGCGAACAAGGCTATCACGGGAGGCGGTTATACGCTGACCGTCAAGGGGTCGAACTACTCAACCAACGGCTTTGTCAAGGACAGCTTCGGCACGGACGCCTACGGCACTGAGAATGATAAGGGCTTAATGGCTCTCCGCATCGCCGAGAACGTCACCGCCTCCCTCGACTACAAGCCGTTCAATCAGGCGGCAATCGAGACCAACGGCATGGCTATCCAGTTCCGTATCCGCACTAAGCACATTGCCGACGACTCCGCACGGCTTATCTCCTGCATATCGGGCGGAATAGGCTTCTACGTCACGGGCAAGAACGTCGTGCTGACTTTCGACAACGGGGCAACCGTCGCCAAGACAATCACGGCTGCGCTCGAAGACGACAGCATTACTGACGTGGCTATCGTCATTGAGCCGACAAGCCAAGCCCCCTACGCAGGTATCGGTGTCGCCAAGATGTACTTCGATGGCGAGTTGATAGGAACGTGCTACTACGAAAGCGGCAGCATAGCCCGTCACGCTACCCCCGTGACATTCGACGGCAGCAACGGAGACCTGTACCTCTACAATATCCGTGCATGGCAGACGTACTACTCATTTGAGCAGTCGTTCAACAATTACCTCCTGAAACTCGCCGACAGCGAGAGTATGATTACGGAGTACAACTACAACCAAGTCATGGCTTCTCAGGCGGCAGAGGGCAAGCCTGCTACCAATAGACCGCAGGCTGCGGCTCTTTACGCTATCGGCATCCCGTATTTCGTCGTCTGCAAGAACGCCGACACGGACAACGTGGCTGATAACTACCCCGACTACCTCGAAACCCTCAACGGCGACAAGAAAACCAAGCGTATCTATGACATCTACGCTTATTTCCCCGACCGTCCGTGGCAGGACTTCAAGGCTATCGGTGTAACCGTCACCAATCAGGGTACTACATCCTCGATGCGTCCTATCAAGAACATCAAGATGAAGCTGAAAGAAGCGACAATTACCCTGCTCCACGACCGCAGCGAGTTCTCAGGCGCAGACCTCCTCAAATACGACGAGTGCGCTGCCAACGCCGCAAAGAACCGTGTTCAGCCCCTCGAAACCTCCGTGCCTACCAACATCATCACGGTCAAGGTGGATTATTCGGAGAGTGGTGGTGCGAACAACGGCGCGTCTACGGAACTCTATAACGTCCTGCAACGTGCTATGGGGGCAAACTACATGACCCCTGCACAGAACGCCTACAAGGGCAAATATACGCTCAATACCTCCATTGACAGCGTCCCCTGCGCGTTCTTCCGTACCGATATGCACTCCTCGGACGCAACCTCCCCGTCCTACGGCTATTTCCACGCCAAGGGCAACTGGAACTACGACAAGGGAGACCCCCGTGTGTTCGGCTTCGAGGGCGTCGAGGGCTACAACGCCGACTGCCTCAACTACGGCGATTTTGTCGAGGAGATACTGCCCAAGAACAAGGCGATTACCGCCGTGACGGAAAGCGAACTCACGGCTCTACAGGCCAACTGGGACACGACCAAGGTATATCTGCTCTCGGAGTTCTGCGGCGCAGGCTACAAGTTCTTCCGCTATCAGAACGGCAGTTGGACGGAGACCACTGGCACTATGACCTACACGGGCGGTCAGTGGGTCGTAACGGGCGACGTGCTCAACCCCGTGGAGAACTACGAGTTGAAAGCCTACAACGCAATGGACTGGTTCCAAGGCGTGAACTCCGTCGAGGATATGCTTGCTCCGACAGACCCGACGCTCGACGACAACGGCAAGGCAAAAGCCCCGACCCCTATTTGGCTGACCTACTTTGAGAGCCGTTACCCCGACGACGACACTCTCAACGAAGCCTACGAGGACGGACGCAAAGTGCCTTATCAGTTGTACCGTTGGCTGCGTTGGTGTCAGGACTGCAACCACAACCTCAAGGCATCGGACGGCAACATCACGATTGACGGGCAGAGCGTCAGCGGCACTCCCGAAAACCGCCTCCTGAAATTCAAGCGTGAGTTGCACACCGTCGCCAACGTACACTCCATGATATGCTACCACGTGTTTACGGACTATCTCGCTGCCGTAGACCAGCGTAGTAAGAACATGATGATAGGTTGCTACCGAGAGACCGACGGAACAACGAGAATGTACCTGAACCACCTCTACGACGGCGACACGATCCTCGGTTCTGACAACGACTGCGGTCTGACTATCCCTGCGGAACTCGACCCGAACAACGACCCCAAGGGCTACTATCAGGGACACGACAGCGTCCTGTTCACGCAGTTAGCCAAGGCTGATTATATCTGGCTGAAACCCTACACGGGAGCCTCCGACACCGAGGACAGCACCAAGACCGTCTCCGTGGCTTCTATCGCAGCAGCAATGCGTACCGTGCAACTCACGTCGGGTCTGCGCCCGTTCTCGCCGCAGGGCTTGGAGAAATACTGGATTGAAGACCGACTTAGCAAGTGGCCTAAACTCGTGTCAAGTTACGACGGCATACGCAAGTATATCGAACACTCGACCGCCGACGACAACTACTTCTTCGCCCTGCACGGTCTGTCAATCCAGCGTCTCCAAGACTTCATCAAGACCCGTTTCCTCTACCGAGACGGCTACTACCAGTGCGGAGACACCTATTCCTCGGCAATCGCAATGCGTTGCACAGGAACGAACATGAGCGTCACTATCAAGGCAGCGAAAGCAGGCTTCTTCGGTATCGGTGTAGACCGTGCTAATGAAGCCCGACAGAGCGTGTATCTGAACGAGGGAGAGTCCGTGACCCTGCAATCGGGCAACACCAACCTCGGCTCAGGCGTTATGCTCTACATCTTCGGCGCGAACCGCATCGGGGAACTTGACATACGCAATGCGACCCCGAAACAGAGTGGCTGGAGTATCTCGGCACTGACCCTGCTCAAAAAACTGGTCATCGGTGGCGACGGCTACACTCCTGCGACGAACAACGGCGACGAACTCTCGACGTTGGCTCTCGGTCAGCTTCCGTTCTTGGAGGAGATTGACCTGCGCAACTTCCCTATCAAGTCGTTGGACGCTACCTACTGCCCCCGTCTTAAAACGGTCAAGGCGGCAGGCTCGACGATGCAGACCGTCACACTCGCAGAGACATCGCCTATCACGACGCTTCAACTTCCTGCGACCATGACTGCCCTCTCGTTCAAGAACCTCCCCAACCTCGTCTACCCCAACGGAGGACTGACGATTGCAGGATACTCCGCCGTGAAGCGTCTCCAAATCGAGGGCTGCGCCCACATCGACGCCCTGACGATGCTCAACAACGCTATCAGCGGCAGTGCCTCCATTACCCAAATCAGCGTTACCAACGTCAAGATAACGACGGGGGCAACAATTCTGAACGCCCTGAAAGCGTCGGGAGCAAAGGGTATCGGCTCTGACCTCGATAACGCCTGCGACGGACTGACTGGCACGTGGATATTGAACAAACTTATTCCAGACAGTGAGTTCAACGCTCTCGCTGCATATTTCCCTGAACTCAACCTCCACAACGCCCAGTACACCGCCGTGGTGTTCGACGATACCAACAGCGACCCCAAGAACGTGACGAACATCGACAACAACACCACGGGGGACAACTACACAGCAAGCGGACACATGCTGCGTATCCGTGAGGCTCTTATACCTGTCAAGGGTAAACTCAACACCACCACTTGCAAGTGGGAGGGTGTGAGAATATCCAACAGCAACTACCGCCAACTCCCTGACGGCACGGAGTTCGACTACAAGGACGAACTCGGCGAGGGCTTCGACGTAATGATGCGTATTCCCGACTGCTGGTATAAGGGCGTGAACGACTACAAGAACCAAAAGAAATACATCTTCTGGTCGTCGCTCACGACTGAACCACTCTCTACGGCTGACAAAATCAACCGTAAAAAGTTGAAGAACATCATCCTCTCGGAGAACTGCGCCGTCATGGTAAACGACGTGACCGTAGGTGTGAGCACACTGGCTTCCGAGGGCGTACTTGCCGTCACTCCGAACTACAACGCCTATCAGATAGACGTGGAGGGCATGAAGCAGGTGCGCTACCCAGGCGTAAACCACTCGCAGATGGGCGGTGTGTTCCTCGATGCTGACGGGGTAATCATAGGCACATACCATATGGCGGTCTCCAACACCTTGTTCGACTTTGTCGAGGGGGACTACATCTTCATCGACGTGCCTGCGGGGGCAAAGACTTTCGTGTTCGGCTCGAAAAGCACTCACGGAGAACTCGAAGCAATCGCCGTAGACAGCCGCGAGATTGAGGCTATAGAACCTGATTGGGTGCATAACGACGCTTGCCTCGGAGGTGTCTACCACGCATCAGTGGACGCCCTGCGGCAGTTGCGCTCCGTCAGCGGTGCAAATGTCCGTGTTGGTACAGGTACAAGTCAGACCTCGAACGAGTGGCAATACGACACCGAGGGCAATCCCACGAACACCCCGTTGGGAACTCTCAACTACACCTACAAGGACTTGATGAACCTTGCAGCCCGACGCGGTGCAGGCTATCAGTTGTTCGACTACGAAATGAGTAAATTTATAGCAATCCTGTACTTTTCGCTGACGGGCAACCGCGACGCCCAGTTACTCTGCGGCTACGGTCGTAGCGCAGGAGGCTCGACAGGCTCTCAGGACTTGATAGGCAACGCTGATACCAAACGAGCCACAGCAAGCAACGGAAATAAGTGTCTCGGCTTTGAGAACTTCTTCGGCTGTACGTGGGAGGTTATGGACAATGTAGGCGTAAATATACGCTCATTCGCACAGTGGAAAGCCGACCATTGCGTAGACAATAACAACCTCGATCCGATAGACGCTGTATGGCACATCTACGACCCAATAGCCAAGACGGAGCGCACCGTGCAGGGAATAACCTCAAGCGGTGTCTGCATCGGCAGGGTGAAACATGGGCGTTTCTGCGATGTAATCGCCTCGAAATGCACTACCGACAGCAGCGTGTGGGCGTCTAATTATGCCGACGGTCAGTGGTACTCTGCATCCCGTGGCCGTGTCGTCGGGCGGTCGTTCAACATCGCGTATGCGAGTGGCGGTCTCGTCTTTGCGTATGCGTACCACGCATCGTCGAGTTCGTACGCGAGCAGCGGGTCTCGGCTTGCCTTCAGGGGGCAAATCGTCATTACAGAGAGCCAGTCCTGACCTTGCTGCAACCTTGTCAACAACGACTTAAATAACAACGGAATATGATAACAAAGAACTTACATAACGATGTGCGGAGAGCTAAACGCTCTCCCCCTCGATAAACAAACTGGTAGAGGGCTTCAACGCCGTGTCGTCGGGCGGTCGAACAACAACGCGAATGCGAATGGCGGTCTCGTCTATGCGAATGCGAACAACGCATCGTCGAATTCGAACACGAACAACGGGTCTCGGCTTGCAAACAGTAAATGCGAAAAGAAATATCTTCGGAAAATCGCCCCAACTGCATACCGCTACGAGATAGTGGATAGCAGCGGACGAGAAGCCCGAGCCACAGTAACAGCGTGAACTAACACGGAAAACTGAAAAATATCAATTGCGAGTAGAGGCTGGTAGGTTAATTCTCGAACGCCTTGGACTTGCGGAACTGAAGGAAAGCAATATCACAATGAAACGTGAGGGCTACATAATAGAGGAAATTGTCGAACAGAGCAACCTCGAACAATCATTTGACACGGTACTGCGAGGTACGTTCCGAAAGCAGTTGCGTGAGGGTAAATGGCTACTCCGCAACCGCGAGAAGTTCCTTGCAAAATTGAAACGAGAGATTGTAGACGGGACGCTCACGATAAGCCATTTCCATCCCAAAATAGTACACGAGGGCAACAAGTGGAGGAACATTCAGGTGTTCCCTATGACGGAGCGCATCGCCGTCAACGCTGTAATGACCGTCGTGGATAGACATCTGCGCAGACGCTTCATACGCACCACCTCCGCCTCAATCAAGGGACGTGGTATGCACGAACTGAAAGACTACATCAGCCGTGACCTACGGGACGACCCCAAGGGCATGCGCTACATCTACAAGTTCGACATACGCAAGTTCTACGAAACGGTTGAGCAGGACTTCCTTATGTATTGTGTGCGCAGGATATTCAAGGACAAGCGACTGATTGCCATATTAGAGCGTTTCGTGCGCCTCCTGCCACAAGGTGTGAGCATGGGGTTGAGGGCGTCGCAGGGGCTATGCAATTTGCTTCTGAGCGTGTTCCTCGACCACTATCTGAAAGACCGCTACGGCATCAAGCACTACTACCGCTATTGCGATGACGGAGTGATAGGCAGCGGCAGCAAGTTATACCTGTGGTCTGCCCGTGGCATCGTGCATAATCAGGTGGAGTTCATCGGGCAGGAGATAAAGCACAACGACAGGGTGTTTCCCGTGGAAACGGGGCTTGACTTCCTCGGCTATGTCATCTTCCCCGACCACACGCGACTCCGCAAACGGGTCAAGCAGCAGTTCGCCCGTAAACTCAAAAGGGTGCGCAGCCGTAAACGTCGGCAGGCTCTTGTCGGCTCGTTATGGGGTATGGCAAAGCATTGTCAGTCGTGGCACTTGTTAGAGACGCTCCTGTACCCCTCGGAGTTCAACAAAATCAAACGTAAAGCAATCAAACAACGAATGAAAGAATTTTCCCAGTTGGGTGTATCCTACACCCCGAAAGACGGCAAGAAACGCTTTGCCAACGGAACGACCCAGTTGCGCCAACTCGTGAACGTCCGCATTGAGGTGCTGGACTTCGAGCGTGATGTCAAGACCAAGTACGGCGAAAGGTGGCTTGTGCAGTTCCGAGACACCCGTAATGGCTCGTTGAGCAAGTTCTTCACGGACTGCGACGAAATGAAGAATATCCTCGACCAACTCGATGAGCGCGACGAGATCCCGTTCGCCACCACAATAGCAGCCGAGTATTTCGGTGACAATAAAGTCAAATACAAATTCACTTAAACTCCTCTCAACAATGGCAGAAACAGAATTTTTCAAGTGCTACGGCGCGGAACAGCGTCAGGACAAAATCGTGCGTCTCAGCTCGAACAACTACCTCCTCATATTCGGCTACGGGGAGGAGAATGGGCAGGGCTACACCAATCGCAAGTACTACGACCACGAGCCTACCCAGTTGGAACTGAAAGCCGACATCGACGCTCTCGTCAACGCCAATACCGACCGCACCATACTCAACGGCTATGTATGGCAGGGAAAGGCTGTGTGGCTCTCTACTGAAAATCAGTTTAACTTCAAGGCTGCATACGACCTCGCCGTGCAGACGCAGGGGGCAAATCTCCCTATCAAGTTCAAACTTGGAGAGGATGAGACGGGCGCACCTGTCTACCACACATTTACCAAACTCGAAAGTTTCTCAGGCTTCATCATGGGCGTGTTCGGGCATATCAACGCTGCTCTCAAAGAGGGCTGGGTGGAAAAAGACGGCGTGGACTATGCTCAACTCCTTACAATCGTAGACGAATGATACAACTGTTCTACTATTCAAAAGCAATACTATCTGCACATGTTGGGCTTGGCTTCATCAAGTACGAGCCTGTGCAGATAGTGCCGTCAGAGGGGGCGCGTGTCGCATCCTCTACATTGCAGCCCCTGTATAAGGTGACGATAGACGTAGAGGTGGACGATACCAGCTACCGCTACCGTTCCCTGATGCAGAAGCCCCAGTTGGTGCTCAAATTCTCGCTGCCCCGATACATTGACTTTCCCGTGGGGACGTGGTGCGTGTTCCAAAATCAGACGTTCCGCCTGAACAGCGAAAAAAACCTCAAGAAAAACGGCATTCGCAACATCACCTACAACATGACCCTCGGAGGAGACGAGGACAAGTTGGGGCTGTATAAGTTCCGCAACACCGTGGACGGACGCTTGAAATTCTCCATGTGCGCCCGTCCTCACGAACTCGTCGAGGAGGTTGTCAAGAACCTCAATAAGCGTGAGGGTGCAAATGTGTGGAGCGTTGGAACGTGCCTCGAAAGCACGGAGAAAACGGTGGAGTTCAACCACTGCTACATCGACGCTGCTCTCCAGTCTATCGCCGACACATTCGAGACCGAATGGGAAATTGTCAACCACGTTATACACCTCCGCAAGGTCGAGTACAACAAGGACGAGCCTCTCCCGTTGTCATACGGCAGGGGCAACGGCTTCATTCCTGGGCTTGGTCGCACAACCAACCTCGACGAAGCACCTATCAAGCGTATCTACACGCAGGGCGGCACTCGCAACATAGACCGAAGCCGATACGGGGGCGAGGGCAGCGACTTCCCCGAATACGCTACAAGTTCGGCTGAACTGCTCCTGCCTCCGAGCCAAACGCTCGAATATGAGGGGCGCACCTACAAGACCGACGCGCAGGGCTACTATGTCGAGCGCGTGGATAAGGTCTCAACCGCCGTCAAGGAGGACAGTCTGGACTGCTCCGAGATATACCCCTCCCGTGTCGGTAAGGTTGGGACGGTTATAGCGGTCAACGCTGACAAGCACTTCTACGATTTTACCGACAGCACCATTCCACAAGCCCTCGACTACGGCAGCAAGGACTGCATCATCGACGGGGAGACCCCGACAATCATATTCCAATCGGGTATGCTTGCAGGTAAGGAGTTCGAGTACAAGTACAAGCACAGTGAGCGTCGTTTCGAGATCGTGCCGCAGGAGATAGACGGTATCATCATGCCTGACCCTGCCACTGGCTACATGCCTGCCCCGAAAGACGACTACGCCGTGTTCGGTATCAGGCTCCCGAAGCAGTATTTCTTCGACAACAAGACCAAGACAGGCGCGTCGTGGGATATGTTCAGGGCAGCAGCCAAAAAACTCTACGAGAGCGAAGACCCCAAGTTTACGTTCAAGGGCGAGTTGCAGGGTCTTTGGGCAAAGCACAACTGGCTCAACGTCGGGGGCAAACTGATAGTCGGGGGCTATATTCTGTTTACTGACCCTCAGTTCGTCCCTGACGGTGTAAAAATCCGCATCACTGGCATCAAGGACTATGTGAACGCCCCGTATTCCCCGACGCTTGAACTCAGCAACTCGGTCAGCGGCAAGAGTGTGCAGGGCGAACTTACCAAGATAGACAACACGGAGGTTGTTATCGAGGACAAGACCGACAGCCTCCTGCAATTTACCAAGCGACGCTTCCGCGATGCCAAGGAGACAATCGAAATGTTGGAGGACGCTCAACTCGATATGTTTACCAACGCTATCTCCCCGATAGCCGTACAAGCTATGTCGATGTTGATTGGTGACGAGAGTCTCCAATTCCGCTTTGTGAGCAAGCAGGGCAACGACTATGTGCAACGTGCTACCCCCGTAGGGTATAATGACGAGACCAAGCAGTTGGTCTGCACTATGACGTCGGGGGGCTTGGCTATCTACTTGCAGCACCTCACCCTCGGACATGACGCAATCACGACTAAGGCGCAGAACGACGCGCAGGGCTATAAGACGTGGCAGATGCAGAACTTTACGTCCGCCGTTCTGACCGATACCTCCAAAAAGTACTACCTGTATGCGAAGTGTCCGCATGATACCAATACGGCAGGTATGTTTGAACTCTCCGAGAACTCTATAAGGATGGACGCAGTTGCAAATTATTATTACCTGCTCGTAGGTGTTCTAAACTCCGAAATAGATGGTACTCGCAGCTTCGCCCCGATGCACGGCTTCACGGAGATACTGCCTGGGCGTATCACGACGGAGCGCATAGTGTCCTCGGATGGGAATAGTTTCCTCGACCTCGTGGAAAATGCTTTCAAACTCGGCGACGTACTTGATTTCAACAACGAGGAGTCTGACACCCTCATTCTGAACAACGCGAAAATCAAGAACGCCCTGAAAGTGCTCGGGGAAGCCCTTATAGCAGGCTTCTACTTCTCCGATGAACGTATACGATCCTCGAAGATGAACGGGACTGACTACGCTCTAATGCTCGACGGCAAGACGGGTCATATCAAGTTGGTATCGTCGCAGACGGGCGGAGACTATACCCTCGACCAATCGGTCGGCTCGACCGTGGATATAGATGCGACCCGTGGCGTAGTGGAGACCCGCAATTCAAACGGTGTAGCGTACCTGTCCGCAAGTGGTATCTTCTGCAACAATCCTAAAACCAACGCTCTCCCTACCTCGACGGGCTACACCCATTACGGTTCAATAGTCGGTCTCGGCTTTGGCGATAATGTCAATTACTCGTGGATGTTTGAGAAAGAGTCTACCCTTGTTGCAGGTGTCTACGGCAGAGCCTCCAATACGGGCAACGCCCCTGCTTTCGGTGGATATTTCCAAGACCTGTGCGCGTCGGGACTGATACTTAAACAATTCTACGTTACCGACAACGCGGCAACGACCGCAGTCAATCTCGGCAGCGGTGTTACGCAGGTGGTCGGTCTGACAAATAAAGACAAGGTCGGAATTGCCTACCTCCCCACTGACGGGTTGGAGGGAAAGGTCATTTTCGCAAAGCAGATAGGCGCAGGGGCTACCCGTTTCTATCCGAAGTCAGGACAAAAGATATTCGACGACACCTCGGAGAATGATTACTACGACATTCCCAATGGCTGGGAGGCAAAATTCACATTCAGTGTTTACAATCTTAACGGCAACCGTGTCGAGGTGTGGCTTGTAAGTAAATGGAAATTTTAATAGTTATGATAGAATACGGATATATTAACGAGGGCGGCTATTTACGCAGCCGCAATATCGAGGAGTACACCGAACAATACCTCGGTGCTGACGGCACTCTCCAAACGCGGACAGTGACCGAACAGGAGCAAATTGACGGGCTTGCCGCCTGTGGGTGGAAGCCAGTAGATCCTATCGACTCTCAGCAGTTGCAGACGGAGGAGGGATACATCGTCAGGGTTGTGCCGTATGACGCAGGCACTTGCATCAAGTTTAACTATCTCAAAGTCCGAGACGTGCAGGCTGAACGGCGCAAAATTGAACTCCTGAAAGACCAACTATCAGGCTCGGACTACAAGGTAATCAAGTGCTACGAAGCGTCATTGGCAGGCGAGGAACTCCCCTACGACTTCACTACGCTACGCAGTGAGCGTGAGAACATCAGACAGCAGATAAACTCATTGGAGACGAATTTGCTGTCTCTTGAAGATAATAACTAATCTCTCAGCAGAATAACGCCTAAATATGATTATATTGTAATCAGAAATGATTAACTTTGCAGAGTAAACCAACTCATATCACGATGGACATTCCAATACTGACCGAAACAACAGTGCAACACTTTATGACCCACCTTGCCGTCTCGGTGGCGTTATGGCTGTTGGTCATCGCAGCAATCATGCTCGACCTATGGGACGGCGTCTACACCGCGAAAGCGACACACCAACGTATTCACTCCCACAAGTTGAGAGTTACGATTGATAAGGTCTCTGAATACTGGAGGCTGATGTTGGTAGGCTTCATCATCGACACAATCGGTGTGTTGTTCCCCGTCTATGCGCTCCCGTTCCTCTCAATTGTGTTCTGCATCGGACTTATCGGCGTTGAAGCCAAGTCTATGCTCGAACACGCCAAGCGACGCAAGAGCAAAGCACTCGAAGCAAAGGAAATCATCAGTATGGTGGTAGCCTGTGCGTCCGAGGGCGACGCTCACAGCGTACTGGAGAAAATCAACGAGTATCTCAACAACAAGCAACTCAAAAAGGAGGGCGAAAATGGTTAAGTCAATCTACATCATACTGGACTACGGACACGGGAAGAACTGCCCAGGCAAGTGTTCCCCCGACAAGACATTCTACGAGTGGAAATTCAACCGCGAGTGTGGAATGGCGATAGCCCGACAACTTCGGGCTTTGGGCTACACGGTCTACGAGACATGGACACAAGACCACGAGCCGTTATCAGCCACCAACAGAGTATGCACTAAGCGTGAACTCAACGCTGCTCTCAATTGGAGGGCGCGGAAAGTGAACGACTACTGCGCCCAGTTCGGCACTCAGAACTGCATATCCGTCTCTATCCACTCCAACGCCGCAGGCGGCGACGGGCAGTGGCACAATGCCACGGGCTTCTGCGTAATGGTAGGGCGTAAAGCCTCCGAGAAGTCGAAACGGCTTGCGCGGCTTATCTACGACCAAGCCGACAAGCGAGGGCTGAGGGGCAACCGAAGCGTCCCCCCGACACATTACTGGGTACAGGGACTGGCTATGTGCGACAGCACCAATTGCCCTGCCGTCCTCGTCGAGGCAATGTTCTACGACAACCGCAGCGATCTCGCAATTCTCCAGTCCTCCGATGGCAGGGAGAAAATCGTGTCCTCCGTTGTGGACGGTATAACCCAATACGCAAAGACCCTATGAGACGTTTCCTCCCTATCGCAATTTTGGCAGCTATCGTTTGCTCCTGCGCAACGACCAAGCCAACGGCAACCGTAGTGCCGACGCAAGACAGTATCCGCACGGAAATCAGGTATAAATTGATTGAGAGCATTGATACCGTCTTTATCACGCTTCCGCCTCAGACCGCCGAGCGCACGACCCCAGACACGACCTCGACGTTGGAGAATGACTACGCCAAGACCACGGCAACAATCCTCCCTAATGGTATGCTGTTCCACAATCTCGAAACGAAGCAGACCCCCGTTCCCGTCCCGACCAAAAAGACGGAGGCGCAGCGCGACAGCGTCGTCTATCGGGAGAAAGAAGTTCCTGTGCCGTACCCCGTGGAGGTCGAAGTCAACCGCCTCTCGCGGATGCAACAGGCGCAGATATACGGCTTCCGTGTACTGGTCGCAATTCTCCTTTTGGGAGCAGCCGTGCGCTACCGCAAGAAAATTTTTCAGTTTGTGCGCCGTTTTATTTAGTAAACCGTTGAAATTTTGTATCTTTGCGGTGAGATAGGAACGTCGCGAGTCTGTTCCCCTCGATACGAAATCAATACGAAATATGACCGATTTGTTGCTAACTTGTTGCTGTTGTTAATCGCACACCTCGGTATATTCGTGATTATTAAGTGATTAGAGATACTGGATTACATTTTGTATCGGAAAGTAGTCCAGTATTTTTGTGTGTAAACCGTTCCGCAACGGATATAGAACGGATACAAATAGCCTGCTGAAATATTGACGGTTATAGACACATCGACCTCGGTGCGGTTTATAAGCGTTTATGATTGGTTTATGGAAAATTTGTTGTAACTTTGTTGCTCGAAACAGGACAGCAACAAATCAGCAACAAAATCATGGGTAAATCAAAAGAGCCGATACGGCTGCGCAGGCGTAAAATGCCGTCAGGTCTCACCTCCCTCTACCTCGACATCTATTTAGATGGGAAGCGGAAGTATGAGTACCTGAAACTGTACCTTGTACCTGAAAAGAGCAGAGCCGACAAGGAGAAGAACCGCACGACCCTGCAACTTGCCGAGGACATCCGTGCCAAGCGCATGGTTGAACTCCGCAACGGCGAGTTCGGGTTCAAGTCAATGTATAAGGAGGACACGTTGTTTTACCAGTACTACCGATCAATGTGTGAAGCCCGACTGGGGCAGGAGAGCCGTGGGAACTGGGGCAACTGGTACTCTGCCCTGCACCACCTCAAAATCTACGACGGCGACGAAAACCTGACCTTTCGGGACATCACGCCCGAATGGGTGCAGGGCTTCAAGGACTACCTCGAAAATGATGCAAAAGCGTGGGGACACGACTTCCGCAAGCGTCAGGACTACCACCCGTTGGCTCGGAACTCGAAACTATCATATTTCAACAAACTCCGAGCCTGCCTCAATCACGCTTTCGAGGAGCGCATCATACCGTACAACCCGATACGGGGTGTAGAGAATTTCAAGCCCGAGGAGGGGACGCGAATGTACCTCACTATCGAGGAACTGCAGAAACTTGTTCAGACCGACATGGCGTACCCTGAACTCCGCAGGGCGTTCCTGTTCTCGTGCCTGACTGGTCTACGACGTAGCGACATTGCGAAATTGACGTGGGGCGAGGTTCATCAGCAGGGGGCTTTCGTCAGGCTCATCTTCAAGCAGAAGAAAACGGGAGGGCAGGAATACCTCGACATCAACGAGCAGGCGGCAGAACTCCTCGGAGAACGAGGCAAGCCACAAGACTTGGTATTCCCCTACATGATAAGCCCCGACAGCCAAAACTCAATTATTCAGCAATGGGTGTATAAGGCAGGTATCAATAAGAAAATATCATTCCACTGCGGCAGACACACATTCGCGGTTATGATGCTTGACTTGGGGACGGATCTCTACACCGTGAGCAAGTTGTTAGGGCATAAACTTATCGGGACGACGCAAATCTACGCAAAGGTGCTCGACAAGAATAAGCAGGCGGCAGTCTCCCGTATTCCCTCAATCTTGGAAGCAGGCGCGACGGAGACGGAAAGCACCGACGGGGAGACAGCGACCCCCACGGACAAAAATTAGTGCCTCTCGCCACGACTTTTACTTGTGTTGGGTAATTTATCAATTACGAGCGTTTCGTTGACGAGGAGCAAAATTTGAGAAAAATAACGGCTAATCGGCAGACGACTTGGGCTTAGGCTTGGTCGTCTGCTGTTTTTGTTTCTGAAACATGTCTCCGAAGCCCGTTAAGAGCCATTGCGCCGACACTCCATAGTCCTTGACGAGGTACGACAGCCACGACACTTGAAATATGTCTCTCGACATATCTTTTTCGAGTGAGTTCAAGTTCCAACGGTTGATGTTGTACTGGTTGGTAAAGGTCTGCTTACCCCGTATATCCTTTCGGGCTTTGAGCGCATAAAGAGCCTCGAAGAAACGGCGTATTATTGATTGGCTTTCGGTTGTTTGCATAAGGCTTCCTCAAATTTATTATCAATAACTCTGTTGCGGTCTCCGAGACGATCCTGCCATTTTGAGACTTGTTCGGGACTGAACTGCGGCTGCGCCTCCCCAACGCACATTTGTTCAAATGCCCGTACTTCGGCTGGGGTCATTACGGGCAGGTATTTCTCCATTTCGAGGATTGAGAGGACGTAGGACTGCGCCGTGGCTCGTACCTCCGTCAATTTCTCGTCTTGGAGCATAGTACCCTCGCCGAGCAATAGCCATCGGGCGTTCAATTCGGGCAGGCGTTGGAGCAACGCTATCACGGGGGCAATCCCGAAATCCTTGCCCCTGACAAGTTTTGAAAGGTACTGTGGAGACCACCCCATGAGAGAGGCGAACTGGGTCTGCTTGCCTCCCGTGCGATACTTAATTATTTCAATGAGCCTGTTGTTCATTTTACTTCGTGTATTTACCGATTACAGTACCGTCTGGGTTCAGAATTTTCACCCCTCGCAACGGGGGCTTACAGCACAGGGTATAGGTGGACTCCGCTGTGCCGTCGGGCGACTCGTTTAAGTCGGTCGGGGACATCACGCAGCACAGGTAACCGTATTCGTCTACATAGAAATTCTGCACACTGGGCTTGATACTTTCGGCTTCGATAGCCTCAATACATTCCCCCTGTTCTTCAACAGATAATTTTCTCTCTCCGCACGATACGAGCAGGAGGAGTGACGCGAGTATCATCAAACATTTCATACGCATCTGCTTTCTAATAGGTTCATGAGCCGTTGGGAGAGGTCGTTGGTGTTCCTGACGCTCTCCGCAAGCAACTGACGCATTTCTGTAATCTCATTGAGGGCTTGTTGCAGGAGGGACGCAGGCACACCGTCCGACACGTCTCCGCTGCCTGAGAACTTGTTCCCGTCGCCGTTGACACGTTGTTCAACGGGTGAGTTTATTCTTGGGAGTATCATTTCACCCTCGCCCGTCTGTAACCAAATGGGGTTAATTTCAGGGAAAGTATTTAGAATATCTTTCATCTTTTCAGACTTGGGGCTGTCCCGTAAATTACGGGTATAACCGTTCGACAAGCCGCATCGACGCTCGAACTCGGAGCGTTTAATGCCCTTGTACTCAAAGAACTTTTCAAATCTTTCGTTTATATCCATGCTCTCAGAGGTTTAAGTTGTACGTCCACAATACACAACAAAATTAATTTGAAAGTTTTTCTCAAAATATTTTGCCGTTTGAGAAAGTTTTTCTAATTTTGCGGCGTATTCGATTTTATATCGGTGCAAAAATACGAAAAAAAATTTGATTTTGAATAAACCAAACAGTAAAAAAATCACAATATGGACAAAGAGACTGAGATAAACCACCTCAGAGCCTTACAGCACGGCGATACATACTTCGCCCAGTTCTTCAAGAACGACGTAGACCAGATGGTGCAGAACATTCAGAACGACTTCCCAATTGAATTGGGCTGCAAGTTCTTTGAGAAAGCGCAAGCCCTGCAACGCACCCTCGCCGACTATAAAGAAAAGAGTGCGCAGGACAAGTTCGACATGGCGGTATCAATCTACCGTGAACTCGACGACAGCGTCCCCGACTCCCTGAAAAAGGCGATACAGGACAGCCTCGGAAGCCCCATAAGAGTGATTGAGGCTAAAATCGCCGCTGACGTACCTCCCACCAAGGAGGAGGTCGAGTACCTAATCAAGGAGGCAAAAGCAAATCGCAGTTAAACTCGGGAGGGGCAACCCTCCCCCAAATCAATCATAAACAATGACATCTTTCAAGACCGACTACCAACGGGAAAAGGAGGCGCGAGACCAGCAGATATACGAGGAGTATGTCACTCTCACTGCCGAGCCTGGAACTGCCGCAACCAAGGTGCAGGAGTTCCTGATGAAAAAGTACAACATCCACTCTCCCTCGACCTTGTGGGCTATCCGCAAGCGCGTGGAGGCTAAATTGAGAAAGGGAGGTGCGAAATGACTATCCGACTCCACCCCGTATTCCAGTGGCTTCTGTTAGCCGTGTTCTTCGCTTGGGGAACTATCTTGACCGTCCTTATCTGCGGCGATGACAACCCTGAAATGCCCCTGACGCTGTTTGACTTCTTCATCATCAAGATTTTGGCAATCATGTCGGCATACTCGACCTACAAGGCTGCGGAATGGTGCTACCGCAAAGACTATTTCCCTGCACTTGTCCGCAAGTACATCGAGTCCTGCGACAAAATGGAGGAGGACGACGAGATATGAACGAGATCGGCATGGCAATTATGGAGCGTCTTGACGACATCAAACGGGCTACCCTGATAGGCGTTAAAGACACCCTGACTATCGAGGAGTGCGCAATGCTTACTGGGTATAGCGTTCAGACGCTCTACACGTTCACCTCCAAGCGCGAGATACCGCATTTCAAGCGTGGAAACTACCTGTATTTCTCCAAGCAGGAGGTCGAGAAATGGCTGCGGAGCAACCCCGTTCCGACGGTTCAGCAGATTAACCAAGAGGCGACAACCTACGTCGCTACGCATAAGGGATAGGGCTATGAAACCAGCAGTCATTAACGCCTTTACCAAGGTCTACTACGACGTGTTGAAGCAGGAAATCATCAACAACGGAATGTTCGACACCGACGTGTACCACGACACCTATGTCGCCCTGTATTCCGCCCCTGATATGCCGTTGACCCCGAAAATGTTCAAATCGGTCTACCGACACCTCCTGCACCGTGAGCTGTCAAGAACGTACACGACCGTATCGCCGTCAGAGACGTTTTTCCAACTCCTCGCCAATCCTGCGGAGGACAACAGCACCGCCTCCGAGGAGGTCAAGGACAGAGTGACTGCAACCGAGGTCAAGGGATACGCAAGCATCGCCCTCTCCCCGTCTGATTACAAACTGTTCTTCCTGCGCTTCATCAAGGAACTGACGTTGAAGCAGACTGGCGAGTACATCGGACGCTCTCAATCATACGTCCTGCGTCATACGGAGGACATCAAATCGACAATCTCTAATCACTTTAATCAATTAGCAATATGAAACTCAGAGTATTTACAACCGCTGACAGCCGTTGCGGAAGCCGCCAACAGGGTATTCGCAGCGTGACTATCCGCCGCAAGACGCACTCCGTTTCGTTATCGGCTCTCCTGTCCCGTGAACTGAACGTCAAGGAGGGCGACACCGCCTACATCGCAATGGACGAGGAGAGCAAGAATGACTGGTACTTCGCTATCGGTCAGTTCGACGACGGCTATCATTTGAGCATACGCAAGCCCAAGGTCGAGACGCAGAGCAGCCTCCGCTACTTCTGCTGTGGCGACGTAGCCGTCAAGTTCCTCGAAGCCAACAAAGCAAAGGACATTTGCGCTTGTCTCGTGGCAGAGCAGCCGCAGGACATCGACGGCGTAAAATGGTACAAGATAATCACATCAAAGCCCATACGGAGCAAATAATCACTTAACAATCACACAACTATGGATGAAATCATCAAAGTAGAGCAAGCCGACATGCTTGCCGCAATCAACCGCAGCGAGGTGGATATGCAAATCACCACCGCCAAACAGTATCCGAGAGACATTCAGCAGGCTCTCAACCGTATTCAGACCCTTGCAACCCTCGACGAGGAAACCGCAGGCGACTGCTTCTACACTCTCCGCCGTGGCAATGGCGGTCAGGTCATCGAGGGCTTGTCAGTCCGCTTCGCTGAAATCATCGCAGGAGCGTGGGGCAACCTCCGTGCGCAAGCCCGTATCATCGGCAACGACGGGCGCACTATCACGGCGCAGGGCGTCTGCCACGATCTCGAAACCAACTTTGCCGTGTCGGTCGAGGTCAAGCGTCGCATCACTGACCGCAACGGCAAGACGTTCAACGAGGATATGCAGGTAATGACGGGCAATGCCGCCTGTGCCATCGCGTTCCGCAACGCAGTCCTGAAAGTCGTGCCGAAGTCCGTAACCAAGCGCATCGTCGAGCAGGTCAAGCAGGTGGCAATCGGTCAGGCTATGGACTTGGAGACCTCTCGTAGTAAGATGATTGCCTACTTCGGCAAAATCGGCGTGAACCAGTCCGCCCTGTTCTCCTACCTCGGAGTGAAGCGCATCGAGGACGTGGACGCTCAGATGATATTCGAGTTGCGCGGTCTCGCCAACGCCCTGAAAGAGGGTACGACCACCATTGCCGAGACGTTCCAGTCAGCCTCGACAGACAGCCAAAAGACTGCCGAGGAGGCACGAAAGAAAGCCGAGGAAGCAATGGGGCGTGTCAACCAAGCAACCGCACAGGGCAAGGGCAAGAAAGCGCAGGAATGTGCGGAAAACAAGCCCGTAGAGGGTCAAACCGAGGAGGTGACTGCCGAGGAGATCGACCCTGAGACTGGCGAGGTAATCAAGGAAACAGCAACAACCAAAAAATAATCACTATGCAACCTACCGAAGAGAACATTATCAAGGCGTACTATATCGCCCGTGAGACAGGCGCGGACAGCACCTGCAAAGTGCTCGAAGCACTCTACCCCGACGTGGACTTCACGCCCAAGGACAACCGTCCCGTGGAGGAGCGTATCAAGACGTTCGACGACGCATTGGAGGAACTCGACGCAGAACACCCCCTCGTCAAGAACTACCTCCAATGGTGCGACTTTATGGAGGACAACGACCCCAATCTCAGGGCGTTCCTGCAACTCCGCATCATCGCGGCGGCACTCAACGAGGGTTGGGAGCCGCAGTTCGACGAGGACGAGGTGCGCTGGTATCCGTGGTTCGTCCTCTACTCCGCTGACGAACTGGCAGAGAAATCAGACGAGTGGAAAGCAGCCCGTGTCATTGTCCCGTTGGACAACTACCGTGTCGTCGGGCGGTCGCACAACGTCGCGTATGCGTATGGCGGTCTCGTCTTTGCGAATGCGAACGTCGCATCGTCGCATTCGAGCGCGTACAGCGGGTCTCGGCTTGCCTTCAAGACCGAAGCCCTCGCCAACTATGCCGCCCGTCAGTTCGCAGACCTGTGGGCAGACTTCTATCTCATCCGCAAATAATCACCCAAATAACAGCAACAAATGGAACTCAAAGAAATCACAACCGCCCTCTACGACTGGGCAAACCAAGACAACGAACACCGCAGCGTAGTCTGCATCGCAACCGAGAAAATCAACGAGACCGAGGAGGGCTACACGCTCTCAACGTCTACCGCAATCAACTGCAAGACGCAGCCCATGACGCAGGCTCTCGTCGATATGATGCAGGAGGACAAGAAACTCGCTGACCTCATTACCAAAGCGTTCCTCACCTACACAATGGAGCATAAGACTCCCGTGGGTATTGGCATAATCACTCTCAACGGAAAGGAGGGCAGCGATGAATAATACTGTCATACGTCCCTCGACCCGTGAGGAGTGGCTAAAAGTCCGTGAGTCGGGTATTGGCAGCAGCGAGATCGCTACAATCGTCGGACTGAACCCGTGGGAAACCCCGTACCAACTGTGGCGTCGCAAGGTCGGTATCGACGCTCCGAAGCCTGAGAATTTCGCCATGAAAGCAGGGCATTACCTCGAAGATGCTGTCAGCCGTTTCTGGGCTGACGAGACGGGACGCGAAATCATCAAGCGCAGCGCAGGCGACTGGCTCATTCGCGACAACGAGCACCCGTTCCTGCAAGTCTCCCCTGACCGCACCTACTGGCTTGCAGGAGAGAAGCGCAACGAGAGCAACAAGGGTATCCTCGAATGTAAGACTACCCAAATGCAGGTGGACGGCGACGACCTCCCCAAGCACTGGTTCTGTCAGGTGCAGTATCAGTTGGGCGTGGCAGGTCTCGAACACGGCTCTCTCGCATGGCTGTGCAGCGGTCGGGAGTTCGGCTACCGTGACATCGACTTTGTCCCTGACTTCTACCTGTGGCTCGTCGAGGAGGCAAGTCGCTTTTGGCAGGACAACGTCCTCGCCCGTGTAGAGCCGTCCGCAGTCAGCGTCAGGGACATCCTGCTCAAATACAACCGCCACACTGACGGCAAGATTGTCGAGGTGGGCGCGGACATCCTCGACGCCTGCACAGACCTCAAAGAGGTCAAGCGTCTCATCAAGGAACTGGACGAGAAAAAGGAGGCGTTGGAGGAGCGCATCAAGATGGTGTTCGGCGACGCTGAGGGTATTTCCTACGACGGGCAGACCCTCGCAACGTGGAAAGCCCCGAAGCCCTCGAAAAAGTTCGACGCAAACGCCCTCCAAGTCGCAGACCCCGACACCTACGCCAAATATGTAACCACCCAGCAGGGCGCACGTCGTTTCCTGCTCAAATAATCACTCAGTAATCACTATGGTAACTATCAGCGACAACGACCTCAAGCAACTGCTCCTGTACGTTCAGGCAACCGACGGAAAGGTGCAGGAAGCCAAGAGCAGCCTCCGTATGTGCAACCGCCTCCGTCTCGCCAAAATCACGCTTCAAAAACTGATGAAACGGGACGATGTGCAGCGGATAATGGGCTGTGGGAAAGGGGTTGTTGTTGCTGATAAGTGATTACATTATAATCGTTTAGCATATGATAACGCTACGACCCAATCAGTCAGAGCCTATCGCAAAGGCAATAGCATACTTTCAACAGACCAAGCCCCGTCCGTCGCTGATAGTTCTCCCGACGGCATGGGGAAAGTCCATTCTGACGGCTTTTGTCGCAAAGGAGTGCCACGACAAGTTGCTCGTGGTTCAGCCGTCCAAGGAACTCCTCGAACAGAATTACGCCAAGTACATTACCCTCTGCGGAGGAATGTCAATGAACGCGGCAATTTACAGTGCCTCCTTTGGTCGAAAGGAGATAGGGATGATAACTTATGCAACCATCGGCTCTATCAAGTCTCTCGGCAAAAAATTCAAGGAACTTGGCTTCACGAAAATGCTCATTGACGAGGCGCACCTGTACCCCCGTGAGGCTGACAGTATGCTCGGTACGTTCCTCCGAGACAGCGGCATTACTCACGTCCTCGGTATCACGGCTACCCCCGTCAAACTGCAACAGAACTACGACCAAGACGGACGTACATACAGCAAACTGGTAATGCTCACGTCCCGAAGCAAGAAAGGCAATTTCTTCAAGGATATAATTCACGTCGGGCAGGTCTCCGAAATGGTGCGCCTCGGCTTTTGGTCTCCCCTGAAATACTCTGTGGGGTCATTCGACGGCTCAAAGTTGAAATATAACACGAGCCGTTCCGAGTTCACGGAGGAGAGTGTGCAGGCGGCGTTCAACGCCAACGGGGGTACAGCCTCAATCATAGCAGCCCTCGACACCAATGCAGATCGCAAGCACATACTGGTGTTCGTCCCCTCCGTCACGGACGCGGAAAGTCTCTCCCGTATCTACCCTCACTCCGCCGTGATACACGGCACTATGAATAAGAAAGAACGAGCCGACATCATCGCCCGTTTCCGTGCAGGGCTGATACGTGTCATATTCAACGTGAGGGTGCTTTCTACGGGCTTCGACTACACGGGTATAGACTGTATCATTCTCGGTATCTCGACGGCTTCAATCGCCCTGTACTATCAGATTATCGGACGTGCTACCCGTATCGACCACGACAAGACCGACGCCCTGATTATCGACCAAGGCGGCAACGTGGAGCGTTTCGGGCGCGTCGAGGACATCTCATTCGAGCAGGGCAAGATATGGCGTATGTTCGGGACAGGCGGCAGGCTGCTTTCGGGTATACCAATTACCGACATCGGGAAAATCACCCGTGAGGACACTCAACGGCTTGACAGCGGACAACTCCCACCCATAGAGCGTATGCCATTCGGCAAGTACAAGGACGTGCCGTTAAAGGACGTGCCGACCAGTTACAAGCAATGGATGCTCCAAACATTCAAGTGGGAAGCCCGTAATGAACGCCTGAGACAAAGCATAGTAGCAACAATGTAAACTCCACTGATATGTTAGCCAAAGATAGGATGCGCTTTTTCAGCCACGACGTTGATATGCGCAACGACCTGAAAATTCGAGGTCTCCGCCGTGAGTTCGGAAATGAGGGGTACGCCGTATGGTGCTACCTCCTCGAAGTCCTCACGGACACGGAAGACCTCTGTATTGATATAGACAATATGGCAGGGCTGCTCTCCGCTGACTTCGACATCGACCGTGAACGCCTTATGGGTATCGTGGGCTATTGCCTGAAAGTCGGTCTGTTCGTCAAGGACGGCTCCATCCTGTACTCCAAGCGTCATCGTGAGCGTATCATGGGCGTACTGGATAAAGCGCAGGAGAAATCAGAACGCGGTCGCAGGGCTGTCATGGCTCGTTGGGGCAAGAACTCTGCGAATAATACTGACGAAACCGAGGGCGATACGGACGTATTACCAACGAATACTAATGAGAGAAGAGAAGATAAGACAGGAGAAGAGAAGACAAGAAAAGACCAGAAGAGAGAGTATCCGTGCGCCGAGATCGTCAAGGTATGGAACGAGGTCTGCGTCTCACTCCCAAAGGTGCTTCGCCTCTCAGATGCAAGGCGTGATAAGGTCAAAGCCCGTCTCAGAGAATGGGGAGGCGACAACCCCGAAGAAATGATAGCCAAGGCGCGTGAGTTCTTCAACCGCATTGAGGCATCAGACTTCCTGACAGGGCGTAGCGGCAAATGGAAAGCGTCATTCGACTGGCTTTTCGACAGCCGTAACAACTGGATAAAGGTTGCGGAGGGGAACTACGACAACAAGCGAGGCGGTGGCTCTCGGCTCTCAGGTTCTATTAGGCTGGGGGTCGGTGAGCGTATTGACGAGAACGGCAACCGTACCTACGGCAGCGGCAGGGTCATTATTCCGCAGGACGCTCCCCCTCGACCCTCCGAGCGTCACTCATGGAACGCCTCTAACAATCAATGGATACTGCAATGAAACGATACGAAGACTTCGGGATAGACATTCCCTTCGGGAAGCGCACGGGCAAAATCAAATGCTTCTGCCCTCAGTGCCACGAGACCCGTAGGAACAAGCGCGACAAGAGCCTCTCGGTTGACCTCGACAAGGGCGTATGGAACTGCCATTACTGCGGTTGGAACGGGACAATCAACGGCTACGACGAGGACGAGAAGCGGCAATGGATGCAACGCCAGCCGTGGTACAATCCCCGTCCCCTCAAACGACAGAAGCCTGAATACAAGAAGCCCAAGCCGACAGGCACAACCTCCCTATCGGAAAAACTGCTGAAATACTTTGCAGGGCGTGGTATCTCAGCCGACACCCTCGAAGCGTTCCGCATTACCGAGGGCATGGAGTGGATGCCTCAGACCTCCGAGCAGATGAACACCGTACAGTTCAATTACTACCGCGAGGGGCAACTGGTCAACACCAAGTTCAGAACGGGCAACAAGTATTTCAAACTTTGTAGCGGTGCAGAACTTCTCCCGTATCATATCGACGGTATCAAGGGACAGCCCGAATGTATCATCACGGAGGGCGAGATAGACGCTCTCTCATTTGCCGAGGCAGGACGTTTCGACGTGGTAAGCGTCCCCAACGGGGCGAATGCCAACCTCTCGTATCTTGACGACTACATCGAGGAGTATTTTGACGACAAGGAGACAATATACATAGCCTCGGACTCTGATACCAAGGGCGTAGTCCTCCGTGATGAACTCCTGCGACGCTTCGGGGCTGAACGCTGCCGCATCGTGGAGTACGGGGACGGCTGCAAGGACGCCAACGAACACCTCGTGAAATACGGCGCGGCAAGCCTCCTGAAATGTCTCGAAGATGCACCCGAAATGAAGTTGGAGGGTGTGTTAACGGTCTCCGACTTCGAGCAATCACTGGACGCTCTGTTTGAGAACGGTATGCAGCGAGGGGTAACAATTGGGCATGAGTGCTTCGACCGCCTCTGCTCATTCGAGACCAAACGCCTGTGCATCGTCACGGGTATTCCTGGCAGTGGCAAATCAGAGTTCATCGACGAGATCGCGGAACGCCTGAATATCCGCTACGGCTGGCGTTTCGCATATTTCAGCCCTGAGAACGCCCCTCTTGCATATCACGCAAGTAAACTCATTGAGAAATTCACGGGCAAGCACTTCGGCAAGACGACTTTGACCTACGGGGAATACAAGCAGGTCAAGGAGCACTTGGAGGAGGACTTCTATTTCATCAGCCCCAAGGAGGACTTCAAGATTGAGACGATACTGGAAAGGGCGCAGTTCCTTGTGCGTCGTCGCGGTATCAAGGCGTTGGTCATTGACCCGTACAACCGCCTCGAAAGCAATATGCAAGGGCGCAGCGAGACCCTCTACATCAGCGAGGTGCTTGATAAACTCACGAATTTCGCGCAGCGCAACGACATCTTGGTAATACTTATGGCTCACCCTACGAAACAGCCGAGAAACCAAGACGGAGCAATTCAAGCCCCGACACTCTACGACATCAGCGGCTCTGCAAACTTTTTCAACAAGGCAGACTTCGGACTGGTCGTGCATCGCAATCGACAGGAGAACACCGTAGAGGTACACGTGCAGAAAGTCAAGTTCCGACACCTCGGAGAGTGCGGAACGGCTCTGTTCAAATATAATCTCAACAACGGTCGCTATGTCCCGTATACCAACGGCGTAGAACCCGAATGGGACAACGAAAATCACCTTATCAAGCAGGAGCGAGAACGGCAGGAAGCCGCAGGACGGGCATCGCTTTTTGACGGAGGACAAGACCCGTTCGGAGATATGCCGTTCACTTACGAGGAGGACAGCGAAGCACCATTCTGACAACAATACTTTCATCGCGAATGAAATCTATCATACTCAAACGCCACACTATCCAAGGCAAGGTACATCGCATCGCCCTGTATCTGTTCGGGGTGTGCGTTTACGCCTACGAATACCCCGTCTACGAGCCTGAACGGACAAAGCCCGTCGGGTTTATACAATACCCGTCCGCAGCCCCGTATGTGGTCGAGGACGAGGAGGACTACGAGGATGAATAAACCTATCAACAGCAACAATATGGAAAAATCAGTAAAAAGAGCAGCCATGTCGTCGGACGGCAAGAGCCGTAGGTGTGGGGAGTGTCCCCTGCAACCGTGCACCCGAACAGAGTTCAGGGTGTGCAGCAACGCTTTCCGCGAGGGCTTCCGCAAGGGTGCGGCATGGAGCAAGAAACAGAGCAAGAACAACCCAAAGCAATAAAGTTATGACAGTATTACTTATCATCATCGCCCTGCTGTGCGCAGTACTGGCGTTCTGCGTCGGGCGAGTGGTCGGGATTGCCAAAGGCTTCTCGAACGCATTTACAATGTTGGAAAACTACGAGACCAAGAAAGGAGGAGTCTATGCGAAAGCAAGTGATTGAGATATTCTCCGAGTGGATGGCTCATTACGTCAGCACCCCGACGTGCGACCGAGAGGGAACGTGCCGCCAATGGATTGCGGACAACTACCCCGAAGCGTCTGCGGACATTGTGCAGGCGGTTGTAGACAGCTTCGACCAGAAGTCCAATGCGATATGCTCGTGGGAACTCACGCCGAAACGTGGTCTCACTATCATCGTGAAACATGAAAAGAAAACCAATAACCTAAATATCAACGAATATGAGTAATCAAGGAATTAAAGTGAACCTGCTGAAATTGCAGGGGTCATTCGTGACAAACCTCAAAGGCAAGACCGAGACCAAGCGTTGTCTCGTCATCCCCGTGGACGACGCACGGCTCTACGTCGGTCAGAAAGGTTGCTATCTCAACATGACGGCAATCGAAATGCAGAACTCCCAGTATGGGGACACCCACTGCATCAAGCAGAACCTCGACCGTGAGGTTTACGAAGCCATGACCGAGGAGCAGCGCAACGCCATGCCGATTATCGGCTCAATGCGTCCGCTGGAGAAGCCGCAGGCAACCCTCGACACCGCCTACATGGTGGAGAGCGACGAGGATCTGCCGTTCTGACCCTCGACACCCCTCCGAGCGTTGGGAGGTGGGAAAATTCCTGCCTCCCAAATGCTATCTTCAAGGAACAACGGAAACCACCCAAATTTTGACGGAAAAGGATATGACTGATAAATTACCCAATAATCCGAAGAAAGTTGCGAGAGCGCAAAAATCGAAAAAAATAACTAAACCAAAACCGCCTGCGACTGACGCTTTCACGCTTCTGTGCAAGAGCGAACTCGGAGTGGAGTGTGTCAAGGAGTACAAGTTCCACCCCGTCCGCAAGTGGCGTTTTGACTACGCTATTCCCTCTGCGCTCGTGGCTCTCGAAGTCGAGGGAGGCGTATGGACGGGAGGCAGGCACATCAACCCCAAGGGCTTCCTCGGCGACATGGAGAAGTACAACACCGCTACCCTCATGGGCTGGGCTGTGTACCGTACTACCCCCGACGACCTCTATACGGGCAAAACGCTTGACCTCCTGAAAACAGCGATTTTCGGCTCAAATCAGCAGGAAATCACCCAAAAAGGGGTAAAAACCGCCTCGAAATGATTATATTATAATCATTTTTCACTAATTTTGCAATCGTAAAACCAATCAACCGACTATGTTACAAATATCAGAATACGTGTCGCTCGGACATCCTGACAAGATAGCCGACTACATCAGCAGTTATCTGCTCGACCGCTACATTGAGCGCGACCCTGCGACTCGCTATGCGGTCGAGGTGCAGATTAAGAATTGCAGGGTTACACTCGGTGGGGAGGTCTCCTCCAAGTGCCGATTTACTCCTGACGAGATAGCAGCTCACGTCCGTGCTGCCGTCAACGAGATAGGTTACACCCGTGAATACCTCGGAGTGTGGGGCGCGGAGAACACCATCTGCGGCGACCTCCTCATGGTGGAGAGCCTCATAACACAGCAGTCCCCCGACATCGCACGGGGTCTGAACGGCTGGGGAGACCAAGGCATTTTCTTCGGTCACGCCACATATCTGCCTCAGACGGGCTTCATGCCAATGGACTACACCCTCGCCCGTCGGCTCAACAAGGCTCTGTTCGAGAGTGGCATCGGCGGTCTTGACATCAAGACGCAGGTTGTCCTGAGAGACGACGCTGTGGAGAAAGTGATTGTGGCAATACCTCTGCTCGACGACCACAAGTTGCGCCATGTCAGGAGATTTGTCAACCGACGACTCCACGGCAACTACGAACTCATTATCAACGGCACGGGCGTGTACCGTCAGCACAGCACCATTGCGGACTGCGGTACGACGGGGCGCAAACTGGCGGTCGATTTTTACGGGGGTAACTGCCGCATCGGCGGAGGCTCCCCGTGGACGAAAGACGGCTCAAAGGCTGACTTGTCGCTCAACCTCTGCGCCCGTAAACTCGCCCGTTGCTATGCGATAGAGTACAAGTGCGACGTGGATGTCAGCCTCGCCTGCTGCATCGGCAAGACTGCCGTGGATATGTATGTGCAGGACAAAGCAGGCAACTGCATTGCCGAGGGCTTACTTGACATCAACCCCCAGGAACTGATTACGGCATACGAACTCGACAAGCCCAAATTCGCCTCAATGTGCCGTTGGGGGCTGTTCGGAGAGTTCCAAGCCGACAGGAAATGGGAGAAATAACATAACAATCAATAAACCAATAAAATAACCAACTATGCAGACAAAACTGGTAGACCTTTCCTCGGTGCGAGTGAACAAGAAGAACCCTCGCACTATCTCCAAGGAGAAATTCGCAAAACTCGTCAACTCCCTGCTCTCACTCCCGAAGATGCTTGAGATACGCCCCGTCGCCGTAGACGCTAAGGGCGTGGCACTCGGCGGCAATATGCGTTACCGTGCGCTCTCCGAGATTGCCAAGATGTCGGAGGCTGACCTGCGCAAGCGTATCGACACTATCCGCGACGTGAAGAAAAAGACCGACGCGGAACGCGCAGCCCTGCTCGACTACTGGCTGAAATGGATTGCCAAGCCCGTAGTGACCGTGGTAGACGTCTCGACCCTGACCGCTGCCGAACAAAAGGAGTTCATCATCAAGGACAACGGCGACTTCGGACAGTGGGACTACGACGCACTCGCCAACGACTGGGACGCTGACGATCTGAACGACTGGGGCGTGGACGTATGGCAGAACAAGGAGGTGGACGACGTATTCAAGGACAAGCCCGAAGCCCCGACTGGCGGCAGCAGCGCACCCCTCTCTCCCGAAGCAGCCGAAATCCTCGCCAACGAGCAGGACAACGACACCCCCGTAGACTTCGGAGGCAACCTCCCTGCCGAGTTACAGGGCGTTGACCTTAATCCCGAAAACCTCCCCAAGATACAGGGAACGGACGAGACCCCGTTTGAGCGCATCATCATCGTGTACTCGAAAGACCGCAAGGGCGAGATATGCTCCCTGCTCGGTCTCCCCGACATCAACAAGGTTGTCTACCACCTCGACGAGATACTGGGCGAGGCTAACCCGACCGCAACCGACGACGAGGAATGAACTACAAGGAGTACATCGACTATCACAGACGCGGAGACGCTGGCGTAGAGGAGCGAATGATTGCTTCTCTCGCCAAGCGTCTGCGGCTGTCCGATTGGGATAGTTTTCGGCTGATATATTTCTACACCATGACGTACCACATACCGAGTGCGCTTCGTCTGTTGCTGAGATATAACGACACGAAGCAGTCAGACCTGCAATTCCGCACCGACCGACGCTATGTGCGCTGCAACGGGGCTTATGACCGACTGCTCCGAGAACTCAACCCAAGTATGCTGACTTCCCTGCGCGAGTGTACCACGACGCAACAGGCATACGACACCGTCCGCAAGTGGTTCTTCTTCGGACGCTACGCTGCGTTCCTGTTCCTCGAAGTGTATATGAACTGCTTCCGTCCCGACTGGGTGGACGACGTGCGCTTCGGCTGGGAGGCTGACGAGAACTACACTATCGGGGCTGTGCATATCACGCACGACAACGACCGTGAAGTCCTCGACAAGTTCCTCGAATGGGCGAAACACGACACCGCAGACAACGCTTTCGCAATAGAAACGTCCCTCTGTGCGGTCGCAAAATTCATCAAAGGGACTCGCTGGGACGGCTTTTACACCGAAAGGATGATGAAAGAAGCCGACAACAGCCCCGAATATGGCAAACTCATCTACGAATGTCTATGAAAATTGTCGTCTTTATCACTGGCACGAATGCGGTTGGCAAATCTACCCTCGCATGGTCTCTAATTGACAGATTTGGAGGCATTTGCGAGGAACGGGCTTGCACGACGATTTGCAAGGATAAGCGGTACGGGCTTGCAGGACGGTACAAGGATAAGCGGTACGGGGGCGTCGACAGGATAACCAACGACAAGGGGAGCAGTTGCACCTCACGCCTTGCCGAGGTGGTCTCGGAGGGTCTGAAAACAGCCGACGTGATATTCTGCGAGGGCAGTTTTATGAACACTTTCGGACTGAACCTGACCAACGCCCTGTTCCTCGGAGACGCTGCCCTCGTGGTGTCTCTCTACGCTCCTCCCGAAGTCATCTACAAGCGTCTCAATGAACGCTCCAACGGAATGAACGGGACGGGGAAGCGCAACTGGCCTACGATTTTCAGAAAGCAGCGGCAGGCTCTCATTGCGGCTCAGAAATACGAGCAGATAGGCTGTAAGGTATTGCAGTACGACACGTCCGTGTACTCCGTGGAGCAGATACGGGAGGAAATCATCAACGCATTACGGGGGCTTGGCTATGACGTGGATAAGGATTGACAAGACGGCTCACTCCGACGAGCGTGTACGGGCAATCTGCTACGGCTGCGGCTCTCTCACGATGAAGCACACATGGTCGTACCTGCGCGTCAGCGACAAGTTCTGCAAGAGGGTCATTGCCGAGATAACGGAGGACGGCTCTGCTTTCTACTACGCCTCAATCTCCAAGGCTCACGCCCGTCTGATTGGCATTGCGGTCAAGGGAACGGAGCAACGGCGCGGACTGGGCAAAATGGCACTTTTCCGCTTACTCTCCCAACTCAAAGCCATCGGGGTGTATAAACTCACACTGCGGACTTCCTCGCACGAGGAGGCGCAATTCTTTTGGCTCTCCGTCGGGGCTGCAATTGTCGGCTTCGACCCCAAGAGCGAGGACTACGAAATGGAAATCAATTTTAAGTAAACAACATGGCAACAAATTACTATCAATCGCCGAGGTGGAGCAACGAGATAGCCGACTGCTCCATGCCTATGACGTTCGACACATACTCCAACTGCGCTTTCGGCTGTCTCTACTGCTTCTCTCAGTTTCAGAGGGGCATTGGTGGCGCAAAGGACGCATACCTCCAAAAGGTCTGCAACAACGTGAACCCTGACCGCATCAAGCGCATGTTTACCGACCCCGACCAGTATGCAGGGCAGTTCGCCCCGTACATCAAGGCGCGAAAGGTTATGCAGTGGGGCGGTCTCTCAGACCAGTTCGACGGCTTCGAGCGTCAGAGGGGCGTGACCCTCGAACTCCTGCGTTTCTTCAAGGAAATCAACTACCCCCTGTGCTTCTCGACCAAGGCGACATGGTGGACGGAGGACGAGCGTTACATGGAACTCGTCAGGGGTCAGAAGAACTGGAATTTCAAGTTCTCAATCATCACCCTCGACGAGCAGAAAGCCCGTATCATCGAGCGTGGAGTACCCTCCCCGTTGGAACGTCTCGACGCTATTCAGCGCATTGCCGAGGCAGGAGCAGGAGGTGCGACACTCCGCCTGCGCCCGTTCATCATCGGCATATCGACCCCGACCTACCTCGACCTGATACGGGAGGCTGCAACACGAGGGGCAACCGCCATGAGTACCGAGTTCATGTGCGTGGAGCAGCGCAGCCCGACCCTCCGTGCGTGGATGCCGACATTCAACGAACTCTGCGGCTTCGACTTCATGGAGTTCTACCGCAAGTACAGCGTGAGCAGCGGATACCTCCGCCTCAATCGCCACGTCAAAGAGCCGTTCATGCGGAATATGAAAGCCCTGTGCGACGAACTGGGTATGCGCTTCTACGTCTCGGACGCTCATTTCAAGGAACTATGCTGCAACGGATCGTGCTGCGGTCTCCCTGCCGACTGGAACTACTCACGCGGTCAGTTCTGCGAGGCTCTGCAACTGGCAAAGAAATCCCCTGACGGGCTTGTCCGCTGGAACGACATCAAGGGCGACATCGAGCAGCTCGTGGGCGGCTTCCAGTGGCAACGGGCTTCGGGCTACAACTGCAACAGCAGTACCAAGCGAGCCAAGTTCATGGGTATGACGATGGCAGACTACATGCGCTGGCTCTGGAACAATCCGCAGGCAGGACAGTCCCCCTACAAGTTGTTCGAGGGCGCACTTGTCCCCACGGGCAAGGACGACGAGGGCAACATCATCTACAAGTACAACGGCGCAAAATTCTGATTATGGCTTACAGCAGGAAACGACTATACGAGCAGGCGTTACAGGTGATTGAGGAGCGCAATCTTTTCTTCATCGAGGACTTGGTTGCGTTCCTGCCGTGCGACCGTGCCACATTCTACCGCAAGTTCCCGCAGGGCTGCGACGAATGCGACAACATTAAGAGGGCGTTAGAGACCAACAAGGTCAGAACCAAGTCCGCCATACGCCACAGACTGTTCAATATGGACAACCCCACGGCGCAGATAGCCCTCTACCGTATGATAGCGACCCCAGAAGAACGCGACGCAATCAGTACGACCAAGACCGACATCACGAGTGGAGGCGAGAAAATCTCACGCGAACCCCTCACTATCGAGATTATCGACAACCGCAATCAGATTGAGCAACAGCAGGAGACGGACGAGGAATGAAACTACAGACGACACGGGTGTTCTCCGAGATAACCAATGCTCGGCGCAACGGCTACACTACTGTCAGCGAACAGGGGAGCAGCCGTTCTGCAAAGACATACAATACCGTCATTTGGATTGTGTGCCAGTGCCTCGCAGTGCCTAAAACCACCGTGTCAATCTGCCGTGCTACCCTCCCGTCCCTGAAAGGCTCTGTGCTTCGAGACTTCATCGAGATATTGCAGCGCATCGGGGAGTACAACGACAAGTGCTACAACAAAACCGACCTGATTTACACGTTCCCGAATGGCTCTTGGGTGGAGTTCTTCTCGTGCGACAACGAGACCAAGTTGCGTGGTCGAAAGCGCAAAATACTGTTCGTGAACGAGGCAAATGAGTTGAAGTTCCTCGAATGGCAGCAGTTACAACTCCGTACCACTCAGTTCTCAATCATCGACTACAACCCCTCATTCTCTGATGAACACTGGATATGCGAGGTTAACAAAGACCCCCGTACATACCACTTCATCAGCACCTACAAGGACAACCCATTCTTGGAGCAAAAGGTCATTGACGAGATTGAGAGCCTGAAACGCAAGAACTACTCCCTGTGGCAGATATACGGACTGGGACAGCAGGCGCAGGTCGAGGGTCTCGTGTTCCGCAACGTCGATGTTGTCGAGCGCATCCCTGAAACGGGTTACAGGCGCAGACGCTTCCTCGGTGTGGACTTCGGCTATACCAACGACCCGACCGCCATTGTTGACGTGCTTATCGAGGAGGAAACCAAGACGCTCTACATCGACGAACTCTGCTACCGCACCTCTATGCTGACGAGCGACATTGTGGCGGAACTGAAACCGCAGGGCGCAGTCAAGGTAATCAGCGAGAGTGCCGACCCCAGACTGGTACAGGAGATTTACCGTGCAGGCATCAATATCCACCCAGTCGTGAAGTATCAAGGCTCTGTCGAGGCTGGCCTGACGAAGATGCAGGAGTACAAAATTGTAATTACCAAGCACAGTACCAACGTGATTAAGGAATTTCGCAATTACACATACTCGCAGGACAAGGAGGGCAAGTGGCTCAATACGCCTATTGACGTGTGGAACCATGCCATCGACGCTATCCGCTATGTGGTAATGAGCGAGATCCTCGGAGGTCAGCGCAAGCCTATCGACCGCGACCGCATTGCCAAACAACTCAAACGATAAACATCATACACCCATGACAATCCAAGAAATTCTACAAATGGGAACACCGCAGGAGATTATTGCGGCTCTCAAAGAAAAATCAATCGTCATCCCCAAGTGGGGCGGCAACAAGGGGCTTCGGGAGGAGTACGACCCTACCAAGCACCCAGTAATGAACAAGGGCAAATATCCCGACATATCCAACGACGACGGCACTGTGACGTATGTAACCCGTATAACATACGACCTGCAACGCCTCGCAGTGAAGCGTATGACGGAACTTGTTACGGGTCTGCCTGTAAAGCGTGTCTACAAGCCTGAGAACGACCGTCAGCAAGAGGTTGCGAGGGTCATGGAGAAAATCTACGAGCGCAACCGCATTGACAGCGTGAACATTGAACGCTGCAATATGCTGTTCGCCTCCTGCGAGGTCATGACGCTCTGGTATGCGGTGGAGGAGCGCAACAACCTCTACGGAACATCAAGCCCAATCAAACTGCGGTGCAGGAACTTCTCGCCCATGTTCGGCGACGAACTTTACCCGTTGTTCGACGAGTACGGCGACATGATTGCCCTCTCTGTCGGCTACACTCGCAAGGTGGGCGGAAAGACAGTATCCTACTTCGACGCATACACCTCAGATCGCCACATCAAGTTCAGCAGCGAGGGCGGTTGGAACATCGTCGAGGACGAGGCTATCACGCTGGGGAAAATTCCTGGCATTTACGGCTTCCGTCCGACCCCTATTTGGGAGGACACCTCAAAAATCGTCTACGAAATGGAGTGGGCAATGAGCCGCAACGGAAACTACCTCCGTGAGAACTCCAAGCCCCTGTTCGTGGTGTTCGCTGACGAGGCTATCGCATACGGCGACGAGGCTGCGGACGACCCTGACTACAACAAGGGCAAGGCGGTCATGCAGTACCCCAAGGGAAGCAATGCCGCCTACATCACGTGGCAGCAGGCGGTGGAGAACCTCAAATTCTTCATATCCGAACTGCGGCAGTCGTTCTTCACGCAACTGCAACTCCCCGACTGGTCGTATGAGAGCATGAAAGCAACCCCCATGAGTGGCGAGAGCCGCAAGCAGTTGTTCATCGACTGCCAACTCAAAGTCAAGGACGAGAGCGGCAGGCTGATTGAATACTTCGACCGTGAGACAAACATCGTCAAGGCGTATACCAAGGTCATCATGGGCGAGGGCTATGCCGCTGACATCGACGCGCTGCCCGTGGAGAACGTGATTACCCCGTTCACTATCAACGACGACAAGGACACCATTCAGAACCTGTCGTTGGCAAACGGCAACAAGCCTATGATAAGTCAGCGTGAGAGCGTCGAAATGCTCGGCTGGTCTACCGACGTGGACAAGACCATGGAGGAAATTGCCAACGAGAGCAAGGTCGATATTTTCGAGCCGACTATCTAACATCGTAAAATCAACGAGGAGGGCGTTCCAGTGCGCTCTCCCGTTGTTTCTCCCAGAAATCAATAAAGTTATCAATGGCAACAAGAAAATCAATCTCGCGTGGGGGAAAACGCAATTCTGCGGTGTCGGACAAAAAGTGTCGGGACTGTGCCAATTCTTACGACTGGCACAACAAGGCTCTCGACGGTCATCTGATACTCTGCCGCTGTCCGTACAAGAGGGAGGGCGGCAAGTTCTGCATATTCCTGTCCGACCCTGCCTGCGACCTATTCAGCCCCCGTAAAGACTCTCCCGATGAACAAGTACGATAAACGACACATTCAGAACCTCGCCAAGTACGAGCGTCAGATACAAGCACTGTTCGAGGCCGCTATGCAGGACGCAGCCAACCTCGCCCCGTTGATTGGTGTGCTTGGAGACGCCCCATTTGCGTGGGAGGACTACCCGTTGGCACTCGCGCAGATGAACCGTATTATTGAGCAGCTCAACAGCGACGTAACAACCTCGATAGTGAACGGGGTGCGCTCGGAGTGGACGCTGTCGAACAACAAGAACAACGAGTTGTGCAACGTCGTGTTCGGCTCTCTCGCAGCGAAACTCCCCGAAGCAGTTGCCCGTAGATACTACTCAACCAACGAGCAGGCGTGTGATGCGTTTCTCGCCCGTAAGGAGGCAGGACTGGGGCTGTCAGACCGAGTATGGCGGTACACCGACCAGTTCAAGAGCGAAATTGAATTGTCCCTCGACGCAGGGATACGCAGCGGTCGATCGGCTGATGAAATTTCACGGGACTTGCGAGACTACCTCAAATACCCCGATAAGTTGTTCCGCAGGGTGCGCGACGAACACGGGCAACTCCACCTGTCGAAACGGGCTGCGGAGTTCCACCCAGGCAGGGGTGTGTACCGTTCCTCCTACATGAATGCGCGACGACTTGCCGCTACCGAGACCAACATAGCGTACAGGACTGCCGACCACCTGCGCTGGCAGCAACTTGATTTTGTCGTGGGTATTGAAATACACCTATCCAACAACCACAACTGCAAGGGCGTTCCAGCAGGGGCTTACTACGACATCTGCGACGAACTGAAAGGCAAATATCCAAAGGACTTCAAGTTTACGGGGTGGCATCCTCACTGCCGTTGCTATGCGACGTCGATACTCAAGACCGAGGAGGAAATGGAGGCTGACAATGCCCGTATCATGGCAGGAGAGGAGCCGTCGGATGGCGGTCAGAACGAGGTGACAACTCCGCCTGAGAACTTCTCCCGTTGGCTCGACGAGAACGCCCAACGCATTGATGCGGCACGGGCGCACGGGACGCTCCCATATTTCATCCGCGACAATGAGAGCAAGCAGTGGTTCAGTGCGTCGATGGCTTCACGCTACGACGAGGCGTACATTGCCAGTATGAAAGACAAGGGCATACGCATCACGTCGGGGGCGATAGGCAAATTGGCTGACAGCCCGTTCAACCGCCTCGATGTCGTCAGGCTCAACGATAACATTCAAGGGGCATTCGACAAGCACGGAGTCTCTGATATGTCTCTCACAATATCAGAGGCGGACGGTGGTGTGAGAATGACGTGGAGAGGCGAGGGAGGGGTAGCCCTGAAACGCATATTCTACGTTGACGAGCAGGGACGGAAAGTTGTAGACCACGAGTTGTTCCGCCTGCCACAGGAATTGCAGGGAAAAGGTATCAGCAAGCAGGTGTTCCGTGCGCTCTACGAGCAGTACAAGGTCGCAG